TAACCGGGTGTAGCGCAGTTGGTAGCGCGCCTGCTTTGGGAGCAGGATGCCGCAGGTTCGAATCCTGTCACTCGGACCATAAAGGGACTCTGATTATGATACGATCAGGGTCCCTTTGCTTTGCACCCCACCTAAAATCAAAACTCCTTGTATCAAGGGACATTTCGACTTCTCGCAAACTCTATACAAAAAAAGCATTCCCCGGCAGAGTGATTCTGCCGGGTTTTTTCGTTGATTAGTCCAGCAAGGAGTTCCTCAAAAGCTGGATAAAAGTATGCGAGATGGGCAAAACGTGTGCAAGAAAGATTATCGTGTGCGAAAAGGAAAATAGTATGCGAAAAGCCATTTTATATTTCATTGGATAAGAGTTGTCTACAGAAAGTAATCAATAATACAGTATTCCCAATGAAAAATCGGCTCCATGAATGAAGCCGATTCTCATCATGAAAATGCTTTCAGTCGGCTTTTCTCAGAAAGCCCTGGAGAAACGCATCTGGATTAACAAACCCTTTCTCGCCGACAGAAGTAAATTTGATCCTAATAACAGACCCGTTTATTGCGTATACTGTGCCCTCGCCAAATGCCCGGTGGATAAGGACTTCCCCTATGTTTACATCATAAGGTTTCGGCTTTTCAATCTTTGGCGGAGGGGGCGCAACTGGTGCGGCCTGTTCATTCTTTTTTTGTGGTACAGTCTTTTCTTTATACTCAGGGTCGATACTTAGCTTTGAACCATACCCACGCCAAAAATCGTCGCGATACATTTCAGGCACAGTTGAAACGATACTTTCGACATTATTCTTTCGCCCATTATATGCAAAATTGTGCGAAGAAACGAGCGTTCCTACATAATCATTGCAGTTAATACGCGCATACACACTGCCACGACCGGCGGTAAACCGAAAGAACTGTGGAAACCTCGCTTGAGGTACAAGGCAATGAATTCTGCCCTCGCTGCCCCAGGCTCCCTGCTCCTCATTATTTTCCCAACGTAGTTCAGCGTTTCTAGAATTTGCAAGAAAGCCTAATGCGAAGTAATAATCATGCAAATTTCCAAATGTGACTTGGTCGCTGTTTCCATATCTCAACTTTGGCATTTCCACATCTCCTCAAATTAAAAGTCATACAGCCATATAATGAACATTGATTGCATTAACTACAGCTACGAAGTCCATATCATCTATAGTCAATACATCCTCATCATCAAATCCTACATTCAAGACATAAAGGAAATTGGAGAATTCGTATATCACTTCACCGCAGCGACCATTAAGATTATCTTGTATCCGGTCTGCTTTAGCAAGGAGCAACAGCTGTTGATATGCCTCATTTATTTCTTGTGTTCTGTTGTTGGGATGCGCATATACCAAATGCTGCGTGGGCGTTAAAGCTATCAGGTTTTCCAAGTAGTAGCAGATCTCAGGGTAGTCCGCTTCCGGGAAAATATGGTGCATTTGGGTTGCCTGATCATTGATATGTATGCCGTCAAGATATTCAGTTTTCCCGTCACGATATCTGTCGTTAAAGAGCCTCAGATATCGTTTCGCTTTTGCAGATTGGTAACGATAGTATGCATCATTAACAACAACAGGATGTGCAGCGGCATACTCTTTTCGTGTTATCCCTTTCGGCTTGTTTGAATAGAGATCCCGGAAGTTATTTCTGTTATACATAAGCATATCATATGTTATTGGATGCTCTGATAACCGCCCTTTTTCCGTTCCGCGAGAATGCTTGAAATATGCTAACGGATTGAGTACTTTTATAAAAATCCTGTTGCATTCGACCTCACCATTGATTTTTGTATATCTAATAGTGAAGCTTGAGAAAGTAGTTTTCATTCGTTCATACGCTACTTTCGACTGTTCCGCAAAGAAATCCTCGAAAGCACCATAGATTTCACTATCTACAAGCACTTTTTCGATATAGGTTCTTAGGAAAAAGAGAGCATTCCTCTCACGCAGGGCAATATACTCAAGGACCTCATAATTGCCTATTTCGTAATAGTTTCTGTTGCCCCTCTTATGTTTTATGAGGACACCAGCATTGGCAAGCATCTCCATAGGTTGCTGGAAGAACTTGTCATACTCATTTTTCGCCTCTAACCGCTCGACTCCCGGCTTCCTGAAAATGGCTTCAACATTCTCAACAGTATACCTGTAGTGCCAGACATCGGGAGTAGTAAAAAGGGCGCCCTCATTCTCCAAGCCATAATTCAAAATACAATCAGCAACAACAGTAACTACATCGGCAGCACACTTTTGATCGATCCAACGTCCATTGCCACTTACTCGAATGTCATAGTTGTATTGATTGCAAAAACGAATGATATCTTCTTGGGTGAGCATTCTTTTCCTCCCTCTTTACTCAAACAAGGTCATCTGTTCGTTGAGTGAATACTTCTCTGTAATAGGATTCTTTTTTGGCGCATTTCTTAATACGCCATAATAAAACACAGAACAGGCATCCACATTTAGCGACCGGGTCTGGTAGTTTCTGGCTATCTGATAGAACTCTCGATATTCTCTACTTGAAAAGTAGCGGCACTGTTCTTCAGTCAGTTCAAAGTCATCTTTAGGAATAAGAATTGCAACCGATCCGTTTACAAGGACACCCTGTGGTTTTCTCATGACTCTAGGATTATAGGTCATATTAGGTGTTAAATAAACGGCAGTATTGTCGAGAAGTGTAAATACAGACAGTCTCTCTGCTACTGTACGATCAACATATGAATCATAACCAGGAATATCAATGATTGAACCGCCGTCATCACTAATATTTCTAGCTTTTAGAACGCGGATATCTCCGCTATCAGACAGAAGCTTATTGGTTAACTGCCTATCCCTGAATACTGTAAATCTATCAAAGTCAAGTTTTTTGCATACAGTATCAAAAAGCTCATTCCTGTAGATGGTCCAGTAAGGGAGTTTCGTGTCAAAAATATAGTGTTGTTTTTGCGTGATAGCGAGATTTTTAGTAACAGAGATAACCAAGGTATCTTTAGGACGAGCCTGGTTATTAATAAATAGGGCAATCGTCTCAATCAGGACTCCAGGGAATCCCTTTTCTCCGAAGTCAATAATACACTCGATCGCTTTTTCACTCAAGTACTGGCGAGTAACAGCAAACTCAGGTGTGTTGAGTATGAACTTCGGGAAGACAATTGCAACGTGTGAGGCTAAAGTGACTGCTTTATCCAAAAAGAAAGAGCAGATATTTGTAGTTGCCTTATTCACCGCTTTTTCTCTATAGACCCGAAGCATTTTATCTGAGGCTTTCATTTTGTAGAAAGGCGGATTTCCAATAAGATAATCATACTTGTGAGAAAAAGAATGCGTTAAGAAATCATCAACTATATAGTTGATTGTACAAGTACTTGGAATCCCATTCTTTTCGAGAAGAGCCTGTGCGATCCGGGTACTATTTTCGTCTATATCAACTAGATCAATTATTAGATGCTTTCCCTCAAATTTCTTGATTAATAGCGGAATAAAGTTACCAACACCTGCTGACGGCTCAAGGATGCGGATACTTGATGCTTCCGTCTCTGGCAGGTTTTTTATCATTTCCGTAATAAGTGCTTTATTGGTATAAAATGCAGCATCGTCTGTCCGACGGGTGTTTGAAAGTTCCGCGACCCGGCTCAGCGCAGAAAGAGAAAGGTTTTCCGGGTTTTCTTTAATAAACCGGATAATGTCATCGGCATCTTCAAATTTGTATTGCTCGACGATACGGTTAATACCTGCGGTGTTAACGACTGTCGATGTTAATACTGCGGAGATTTTTTTAGCAATAGATTGGAAGATTACCGTCGGAACAGCTTCCCCGAGAGATTGACGAATCTTAATTTCTTCTTTCCGGAGATAAGCTTTTTTCTCAGAAAGGGGAAGATCGTTCAAATAGGCTTCATCCTCTTCGCTCCACTTGAAAGACCTAGGAACCGTCATCATTCGCATCAACTCGCGAATACTAAAAACTCTATCATCAGAGGGGTGGATAGTATTCTGGCTGGCAAGCTGATCATTCCTAGTGTGAACACAAGGACCAACCTTATCCCAATAAGTTCTTGTGTATTTATCCCCATTCTTTCTCTGGTTTATAACAATTTTACCGTCGATTATTTGATGGGGTTTCTTCTCATCGTCTTCATTGTCAAACGCAGATTGGCCCTCTTTAAGATCTTTTATCCAATCGCGCATATGCACAGGATACTCTCTGAACGCATGGTATATATCGTCCGGGTCGATTTCGCCGAACTCAGTTAAGGGCTTCATATCTCCAATCACTTGGCGAAGAGTTCGTTCGGCAACCATATCTGGATACAATTCGATAGGGGATACATCATCTGCGTAGTCTTTTGAAACGCCAATTACGACTGTACGGGTGCGACTTGAGCATGCACCATAGTTTTTGAAGTTAATGATCCGGTACGTATAGGAATACTCTGCCCCAAGGTTGTACTCGATTGCGTCTGCAATAGGCTTGTCATATCCGTCTATATCCGAACATACTGTCTTCATAAAAGCAGGGACATTTTCAAACACAAAAAACCTAGGGCGAATAGCTTTTATGATTTTAATTGACTCAACGACCAAAGAGTTCCGCACAATCTCAGTATCGGATTTTTTGTGATTTGCTACCGACATTCCTTGGCACGGAGGAGTAGCAATTACGACATCAACACTCTTTATTTGTTCATCACGTTTCCAACGATCAATTTCTGCATAAAGAAGCTCTTTTGTCGCATCTGTAGTGATGTCCCCGCAGATATAGCCCGACGGATATTTGCATTTGTTATTTGCCTTTTGAACATTTAGGCGGCGCTCAATCAATTCATTGGTAGCTATACACTCGAAGCCCTCGAGCTTAAAGCCATAACAGCCAACTCCTGCACTACTAAAAAGGCTAATGTATGTTTTCTTTTGTTCACTCATCAAGTTTACCTCCGCCCTGGCTATGGGTTTTGTTGAATTAGTATACCATGAAAACAATGCTTTTCCAAGAGCCATGTGCTTTCCGTAAGCCCTGAACGGTGTGCCGTCCAACACGAACTCTGAATCATCAATTGTAATCTTTGGCTTATTGGTCTCTTTTAATCAATTATTTCTATTTCAGCAATATCATCTTCGTAGAATTCAACTGCACTTCCTTCTATGGTGTCAACAACAATACTTTCTTTTTCATTTTTATTGTCATCAGGATAGAAGTAATCATTTACAGTTCCAAGAAAGACAAGATCATTATCAGCCACAATTTTTACTTTTTTATTATAAAACTGTTTTAGCTTCATTTGTCATCATCCTTTCTTGGAACTACATCTGTCAGAAGTTCATGGCACAGTTTAGAACTCATTCTCTTTCCACCTCACCAGTCCTCATCCAGAATGGCGGATAATCCTTCCGCTTCATCTACCCACGATGGGTCATACTTAGTTTTCTTCATTTCAGCTCCACACGCCGGGCACACCGCATAGGGCTTTGGGAAAGAATCCCCGCATCTAGAGCATACGAACTCATCCGCCCGGAACAGGTGCGTTTTTTGTATCCAACCCGCTTTACTCATTTTCTCATCTCCCGTTCGGCACGGTTGGTGTGTTCGGATTCTTTCTTGTCGACCGCCATAGTGATCCATGTCTTAAACTCCCACTCCAGGGGAGCAACATTGCCGAGGCGTATCCGGATCTCTCTTTCATACTCCGCGTACTCTTTGTAGTCGTCCATTTTGCTCCACGGCAGAGCCGGCCGTTTCAGGCTGAGCTGCTCTTCCGCTGCACTGATAATGTAAGAGTCGATAGGGACATGGCAGAAATAGAAAGCGTTGGTTCTGAAATCATATGTGGATTTGAATACCTCAGAATAATTCGGAGTCCTTTCACCCCACAGATTTGAATGAACGTCTGTGGGGTTTTCTTTTTGAAAATTGTCCAGATATGTCCGGTTTTGACCGCACATACCCAGATGGTAAATGTAGTATAGTATACTCAGCAGAATAGGATAGCGGGCCTCGCGTGAATTAACGCGGGGCTCTTTTTATCTCAGGAAACACGAAAGCACGGTCGAGGAATCATCATGAATCCACTTCCGTGCTTTCGCTCTGTTATATGCTTTCGGATTTGCCGGTTTTCTCGTTACGGGATTTACTCCGCCCCAGGAACTCCGGCGCTTTGCGTTCAGCTCTCTCTGCTTCTTTTTGGAGAGCTTTTCGTATGCGATGAACTTTTCCATCTCGCACCTCCTGATAAAAGCTGGTGCAAGGATAACACAACGGGCGGAGCATTACAAGAGGTGTCTCCTATGCCATACAGGAAGGTCGGCTATCTGGAGCAGTGCTGGTACGTTCTCCGATTCATGGCAAAGGACACACGGAAGAAGGTCGGAAAATGCCTACAAAGCCGAAAAGGCCGTGCGCCTACCCGGGATGCCCCCGGCTCACGGACGGGCAGTACTGCGAAGAGCACAGAAAAGAAATGAACCGTCAGTACAACAAATATGAGCGCGCGCCTGATGTACACAGGAAGTACGGTCGTGCCTGGAAACGGATACGCGACCGCTACGCACAGGAGCATCCCTTCTGTGAGATGTGTTTCAAGGAAGGCCGGATGACCCTGATGGAAGAGGTGCACCACATCGTTCCCGTCAGCCGTGGCGGGACTCATGACAGGTCGAACCTCATGTCCCTCTGCCGTTCGTGCCACAACAAGATCCACATTGAGATGGGAGACCGTCATCCACACGAGTGACCCGGGGGCGGGTCTGGATCTCCGGGGCCTTTCCCCTGGGGGAACGGCGCGGGGTCATCTGTGCGAAAAAGGCGAAATCAAAAGGGTAATTAAAGGTCCCGGGCATGGGAGGTGAGAAAGTGCCAACAAAATCCAACAACATCGGCGGGCGCGGAGGTGCGAGACCCGGTGCGGGAAGGAAGAAAACAGCTGTCAAAGAGAAAGTCGCCAACGGCAATCCCGGCGGCAGAAAGCTGGAAGTCCTGGATATTCCCGAAGTCGAAGGTGTCGATATGCCAAAGCCCCATGATTTTCTCTCCGCCGAACAGCGTGACGGAAGTACGCTGCAGGCCGAGGAAATCTATAGGGAAACCTGGGAGTGGCTGAAGAAGATCGGCTGCTCCGCAAAGGTTTCACCCCAGCTTCTGGAACGGTACGCGATGTGTTCCGCACGGTGGATCCAGTGTGAGGAGATGACAAACCGCATGGGTTTCCTCTCCAAGCATCCCACCACGCAGAAACCGATCCCATCACCGTTCATCAACATCGGCATCAATTACATGAATCAGGCTGTCCGGCTGTGGAACGAGATTTTTCAGATCGTAAAGGAAAACTGCTCCACGGACTACAGTGAGCCGTCTCCGCAGGATGACCTCATGGAACGCCTGCTTCGGGCAAGGAAAGGATGAAAATCATGTTTGAAAAAGTCAATCCCGCACACCCTGACAAGGTGGCCGACCGCATTGCCGGCGCTCTTGTCGACTACGCATACACTCAGGAAAAGAATCCCCGCATTGCCGTTGAGGTCCTGATTGGGCACGGCACCTGTCATGTTGTTGCCGAGACCTCGGTGCAGATCCCATCGAATTTTGTCGAAGAAACGGTGCATCGCATCGCCGGGGTCAATATCGCATCGAATTATGTCGAAGTCCCGCAGGACGCGCACCTCGCCGCAAACCAGGCTGCGAAGATCCGCTGCGGAGACAACGGCATCTTCAAAGGAGTTCCCGTCACCGATGAGCAGATCGTACTCACCGCTCTGGCCAGAAGCATCTACGCCAGATATCACTGTGACGGCAAATACATCCTCGATGGTCCCAGGCTGATCATCTGCCAGAGCAACGCGCCTGCCGCGGAGCTGAGAAAGCTGCATCCCGCCGCCGAGATCAATCCTCTCGGTGACTGGACGGGCGGAACGGACGTGGACACCGGCGCCACCAACCGCAAGCTGGGCAGCGATATGGCTGACAGCGTGACGGGCGGCGGCCTGCATGGCAAGGATCTGTCCAAGGCAGATGTTTCCGTAAACATCTACGCCTGGCTCAAGGCCCAGGAGACCGGCAAGCCCGTGGAACTGTGCTGTGCTATCGGCGACGATACCGTTGACGGCAGACCATATTCAGAAATTGTCGAAACCAGTCGAAACTTTATCGAAAGCGTTGGCGGCTTCGAGCGGTTTGCGGAATGGGGGCTTGTATGAATACCAGAACCACTTCGGAACTGCAGCTCGTTCCGGTATCACGGCTTGTCCCGTATGTGAACAACGCGCGTACCCACTCTCCGGAGCAGATCGCAAAGCTGCGTTCGTCCCTGCGGGAGTTCGGCTTCATCAATCCTGTCATTATCGACCGTGACTACGGCGTCATTGCCGGTCACGGTCGTATTCTTGCCGCCAAGGAGGAAGGCATCACTGAGGTTCCCTGTGTATTTGCCGACCATCTGACTGAAGCTCAGAAGAAAGCGTATATCATTGCGGACAACCGCATGGCGATGGATGCCGGCTGGGATGAGGAGCTTCTGCGCGTAGAGATCGAAGCTCTGCAGGCCGCGGACTTCGATCCGCTGCTCACAGGCTTTGATGAAAAGGAACTGGCCAACCTGTTCGGTGAAGAGGAGGAAAGCATCGAGGATGATGATTTCGACCTCTCCTCCGCACTGGAGAAAGCCTCCTTTGTGGAACGCGGCGACATCTGGACGGTCGGACGACACAGGCTCATGTGCGGCGATGCCACCAGCCTGGATGATGTGACGGCGCTGATGGCCGGGAAGAAAGCGAACCTGGTCGTGACCGACCCGCCCTACGGCGTTTCCTTCAAGAGCGCCAGCGGGCTGACCATTCAAAACGATTCGATTAAGGACGAGGAGTTCTACTCCTTCCTCCTCGCCGCTTTCGGGAACATGGCCGCCTGTCTTGAGAAAGGCGGTGCGGCCTATGTGTTCCATGCCGATACGGAGGGGCTTAACTTCCGGCGGGCGTTCATCGAGGCCGGATTCCATCTCGCCGGCTGTTGCATATGGGTTAAGGACAGCCTTGTTCTGGGCCGCTCGGACTACCAGTGGCAGCACGAACCCGTGCTGTACGGTTTCCTGCAGAACGGCAAGCACCCCTGGTACTCCGACCGCAAGCAGACCACGGTCTGGAACTTTGCCAAGCCCAAACGCAATGCCAACCATCCCACAAGCAAGCCGCTCGACCTGCTGGCCTATCCCATCGGCAACTCCTCCCAGGAGAACGCCATCGTGCTGGACACCTTCGGCGGCAGCGGCTCCACGATGATGGCCTGCGAACAGTCGAACCGGATCTGCTGCATGATGGAGCTGGACGAGAAGTATGCCTCTGTCATTCTCAGGCGGGCCGTTGAAAACGGCATCAGTCCAGAAGACATCTTTGTGGAGCGCGGCGGGCAGAAGATCCCGTATGCCGACCTTGTGAAAGAGGTGGAACTCCCCAATGGAGAATAACAATCTGACGCTCGGCAGCCTGTTTGACGGCTCGGGCGGTTTTCCTCTGGGAGGCTTGATTTCCGGGATCACCCCGCTGTGGGCGTCGGAGATCGAGCCTTTTCCCATTCGTGTTACTACAAAGCGTCTGCCCTTCATGAAGCACTATGGGGATGTATCCGCGCTGAACGGCGCGGATCTGGAGCCTGTGGATATTATTACCTTCGGCTCTCCCTGCCAGGATATGTCAGTGGCAGGCAAACGCGCGGGACTGGACGGCTCCCGCTCCAATCTGTTTTATGAAGCTGTCCGAATCGCAAAAGAAATGAGGATCGCAACTGATGGAAAGTATCCGACCTGGCTCTGCTGGGAAAACGTCCCCGGGGCATTCTCCTCAAACGGCGGCGAGGACTTCAAAGCGGTCCTCGATGAGATCCGCAGGATCAAAGACCCCGAAGCTGATACTCCTCGACCTGCGAAGTGGCCAAATGCCGGATGCATCCTGGCAGACGATTACTCACTCGCATGGCGGGTATTTGATGCTCAATACTGGGGAGTGCCCCAGCGCCGAAAACGTATCTACCTTGTCGCAGATCTTGCAGGCAAACGTGCCGGAAAGGTACTCTTTGAGTCCGAGGGCCTGTCTGGGTATACTCCAGAGGGCTTCCGTTCGTGGCAAGGAACTGCCTATTCTTCTGAAGAGGGCACTGGCCCGTCAGGCACAGTCTGCCTGAACGATCAGGGCGGCAGCCGCATGGATGTTTCCGACGGTGTTGCCGGCACACTACGGGCGCAGGATCATGGCCACCCTCCGTTGGTCATGGGGGCGGCAGGCTTCTGTACAGAGCACTCCGCAAAAGCCCGCTCCATCGGCTTTGAGGAGGAAACCTCACCCACACTGCGCGCCGGCACGGTGCCCGCTGCCGTTTATGAGAATCACGGTCAAGATACCCGGTTCACCGGACCGCTCGAAGTAGCGCCGACGGTCATGTCAACTTACGGGACGGGCGGAAATAATCAGCCGTTCGTTGTGGAAACACCGAAAACGCTGAAGATTCGCTGCGGCTGCGAAGGCGGAGGCAAAGGCGCACTCATCCAGGATGACAAGTCTGCTACTCTCGGGTGCAACAACGACCAGACGCTTTTTGTGCCGAAGGTCTTCGGCATCTGCTCCAAAGACAGTAATGCAATGAAATCGGCCAATCCGCACAGCGGTTTCTATGAGGCGACCACAACCAGGACGCTCGATGGGAATGGCGGCGACCCTGTCTGCAACCAGGGCGGCATGGCCGTGGTATCTCACCCCGTGTACACCACGAGCAAGAACTCGTACCACCTCGGCGTGGAAGAGGACATCGCCAACACCCTTGTGGCGACCGACTACAAAGATCCGCCCACGGTCTCTGAAGATCCCTACTACACCGTTCGCCGTCTGACACCGACCGAATGCGCCAGGCTGCAGGGCTTTCCCGACTGGTGGTGCAGAGGGTTGGGAACGGAGGAGCCAACGGAAGCGGATCTTTCATTCTGGCGCACCGTGTTTTCCGAGTACCGCCGTGTGACCGGGATCGGCAAGCCGAGATCCGATGCGCAGATCATCAAGTGGCTGAAGAACCCGCACTCCGACTCCGCCGAGTACAAACTCTGGGGCAACGGAGTGGCGCTGCCGTGCGTGTGTTTCGTTCTTGCGGGCATCGGGTATTATCACCAGATTAACGCCTGAATCCGCCGCTCATATTCTACGCGGCGTATCCTTTGTTTTAGTTGATATATGTGCCGAGCAGAGTGATATATACACTAACCAAAGGGTACGCCCAATGGAATACTGAATGGAGGAACGACCCATGAAAACGAACTTCAATGTGACAGGCAGCGAACGGAAGCGGCTGGTGCAGACGATCTGCAAGGCCACCGGCGAGAAAGCGAAATACCTCGGGATGCCGAGCATAGCATACGAGATCGGGGCCTTTACGGTCGACAAGACCGGCGCCCTGGAATTCAGCGACAGCACCGAACGGGAACTGGTGGAGAACGTGTACGCAGCCATCGATGCCGAGGGTTTTGAGTACGACCCCGAGGAGCGTCCCGCTTTTGACACCGCCGATGAAGCAGAAGCGGAACCGGAAACCGAAGGATGCGGGCTGGTGGTAAGCTTTCCGACCGACAGCCTGCAGGGACGGGCTTGGAACAACCTCAGCCTGATCCTTTCGGCAAAGGGCGATCTGATTCGGAAAGCCCTCGCGGTTGAGTCGCTGGAATTCAAAGAGGACGGGGACAAGGTTTCCTTCCCCTGGTTCGAGGACAAGGCGCTCACCCCGGAAGAGATCAAAGCATACACCCATTTCATTTCGGCTCTTTGCGAAATGGCCCGCAACCTCAAACGCGCCAGTGCGAAGGAGACTGAAACCGACAACGACAAGTACACCTTCCGTTGCTTCCTGCTCCGGCTAGGTTTCATCGGAGCCGAGTACAAACAGGAACGGAAGATCCTCCTCCGCAACCTTTCCGGCTCCTCGGCCTTTAAGGGGGTGAGCGCATGAGCTTCCCTTCCAGGGCAATTGTTGAGATGCTCCGAAGGCAGTATCCCAAAGGCACCCGCGTGGAGCTTCTGGACATGGACGACCGGCAGGCACCGCCCATCGGTACGCTTGGCACCGTGAACGGCGTCGACGATATCGGGTCGATCATGGTCAGATGGGACAACGGCAGCAGCCTGTCGGTGGTCTACGGCGAGGACAGTGTCCGGATCGTGAGCGACGCCCATGACTGACAAGGTACGAGATCAGATCCTCGCCATCCGTAACACCGGCCTTACCAATATGTTTGATCTGAACATGGTGCAGCGCCTTGCCTACGACAGAGAGTACTACGACCTTGTGATGTTCATCGAGGAGAACCGGGCGGCATACGTCCGGTTCATCCTTTCCGGGGAAAGCGAGAGCGCCCCATGAAGTACGACTACAAATTCCGCACCGGTGAAGAATCCGTTGAGATCGATGACGAATGGGCTGAAGTACTGAAAGAACTGGATCACCAGGAGCGAAGCCGTGAATACAAAGCCGTGTACCACACAGTTCACTATGACGCCTTTCCGGCTGTAGGTGATTATCTGGGCAAAGAGGATGCGGACTTAACAGCCATGTTTGACGGCTCACCCGCGTTTGAATATGCCAGGAAAAGGATCTCGGAAAGGGATATGGAGATCCTCACTCGGCATATTGTGAAGGGCGAAACCTTCCCGGTGATCGGTGCATCCTATGGTATATCGGATTCGGCGGCGAGCACGGCATTCCAGAAGAATCTGAAACGGTTCAAGAAATACTACACGGACGGAGCATGGATCAACTCGCCGAAGAATAAAGCCTACCCCGGAATCGGACGCGTTCTTTCAATTCCCTATAAGCTGACGCCGGAGCAGGCACAGGCAATCAGGGTCTATCGCTGGCAGTGCTACTGCTACAGGGACATAGCCCAACTGGTTGGTGTAAATATGAACCAGGTGCTCATGTGTCTGAATGAAAACCCTGTAATGCAGTCTGTCTGCCCGACATGCGGCAAAGAAATTCATCAGGCATACCGGCAGAGGACAAGGGTCTTTTGCTCACGCCAATGCTATTTGGTCTGGTACAATGAAAGCTGTAGCAAGGAGAAACGGTTGCCTCCGTTAAAAGCAAGACAGTACTTAGAGCGACCGCAGGAACTGGTGCTGCAGTACTACAAGCAGGCTCGGGTTTCATATAAGCGCATGAGCAAACTCACACACATCCCGCTCAGAATTATTACCGCCTATTTCAATACGAATCCGTTACCCTACACGATCTGCATGAGCTGCGGAGCCAGGATCATGGAGTCGAATCCTCGCAACATGATAAAAGTGTTCTGCTCTCAGAAATGTATGGATCATTATCACAATATGGAGTTCTATTACAAGGCATACAAAAACATGGAACTCTACCCGAAGCCAACCATTCCGCCTCCCTTGACTCTGTTTATGGCAATAGAAATGCTCGACACAGGGTACTCCCGTGATGAAATCATGTGCTGCACGGGGCTGTCAGAAATAGATATAGAATCACTTTTTCGATACGATAAAGCTGATGAAGAGGGAGAAAACGGAATGAAAATGATCAATAAGGTTGTGACCGGATCGGTCAGAATCATAAATACACGCATATGGGAGCCGGCAGATCTTCATGGTACTGTTCCGCTCTATACTGCTACGCTCCTGATCCCAAAGGATGATGAAAAGACCCTGGCAGGGATCAGGGCCGCTATGGATGCCATAGTCGAAGACGGGCTTCGCAAAGGAGGACCCTTCCGCAGCAAAGCCCAGGTGGAACTGCCGCTGCGTGACGGGGATTACCAATTGCCCGATGGGATCTTCCACAACTGCTTTTATCTCAATGTAAGCAGTATTGACGCCCCGCAGGTGTTCGACTATAAGCTGAATCCGATCACATATCATGAGTCCTTCTTTTCCGGCTGCCTTGCAAGGGTGTCTCTCACATTTTACCCATATTGGATAAACCAAAAGAGATACGGTGTTGGCTGCAGACTCGGTAACATCCAGAAGGCTTACTCATGGGAGCAGTTTGAGGAGATCCCGGATATTGCATTTGATTCTTTCAAAGAAGATTTTACGAGGATCTTCTACATCAAGGGCTCAAAATAATGTACATGTATCAGACTCAAATCTTGTGCATTATATGGCTCCGGATTGTCTTGCTATTTCTGCCGTTCAGAGTGATATATACACTAACCTAAGAACGGAGGAACAAGACTATGACAAACAAAGCCAAGACCTACCGCCTGCCGGAAACCACCACCCCGGAAAACCTCGAATGCGGCTGGAGCTGCGTTCTGAACTTCGGCAGCAAGGTTCTCCTTGCCGGTCACTTCTACAGCGGCCGGAACCAGAACAGCTACTACGGTGCGGTTTACGAATACACCACCGACGATCACACCTGCGAGGGTGAGATCCGGCTGACAGCGGTCAGCGAGGAGTTTTTCGAGGACAACGGCCATGCAATCGCCTGGGCGATGGCGCACTGATCGGAGGGCCGGAACGTGAAGAGACACAGAGGGGTTATCGGGGTCCCCGACGCGAAGGACAAAACCAGGTACACAGCCTGCCGGTATGAGGTGGAGCAAAGCAGCCGCAAATGCCCCAAGACCGGACTGAACGGCGGGAAGATCACGAAGCTGACCATCCGCGTGAAAGGGACGGTCACAGCCGAGTATGACCGCGGCTGGATCAAGGAGCCGGAGGATGAGCCTTCACAGCTTGCCCTTTGCATACTCCTTTACGACTGCAACTGAAACAGCAAAATAGAAAGGCCGGGCCGGAAGGCCCGGTTCTTCGTTACGACCGAGCCTTCCGGCTGCGGTCTTTTTTCTTTGGAGGAAGCGGCATGCCGATGCGAAAACTGAAAAAGTACAAGCCGACACGGTTCATGGCGAAGACCTCCCATTACGATAAAGAGGCGGCGGATTACGCCGTCATGTTCATCGAGTCCCTGTGCCATACAAAGGGCACTTGGGCCGGTAAGCCGTTTGAACTGATTGACTGGCAGGAACAAATCATCCGTGATCTGTTCGGAATACTAAAGGAAAACGGATACCGGCAGTTTAACACCGCTTACATCGAGATTCCCAAGAAGCAGGGCAAGTCCGAACTTGCCGCGGCGGTGGCGCTTCTGCTCCTGTGCGGTGACGGTGAGGAGCGCGCCGAAGTGTACGGATGCGCTGCCGACCGAAACCAGGCAAAGATTGTTTTTGATGTGGCCGTAGACATGGTCCGCTTTTCTTCGGCCCTGTCGAAGCGGGTGAAGATTCTGGAGTCACAGAAAAAGATCACGTATCTGCCCACCAACAGTTCCTACCAGGTCCTGTCTGCGGATGTGGCGAATAAGCACGGCTTCAATACCCACGGCGTCATCTTTGATGAACTGCATACCCAGCCGAACCGGAAACTGTTTGACGTCATGCTGCAGGGCTCCGGCGACGCGCGTATGCAGCCCCTCTATTTTCTAATCACCACAGCCGGCAACGACACCAACTCCATCTGCTATGAGGTGCATCAGAAAGCCCTGGACATCCAGGCGGGGCGGAAGATTGACCCGACTTTTTATTCCGTTATCTACGGTGCTGCCGAGGATGAAGACTGGACCGACCCTAAAGTATGGAAGAAAGCCAACCCGTCTCTCGGCATCACTGTAGGAATTGACAAGGTAAAAGCCGCCTGTGACTCCGCAAAACAGAACCCTGGCGAAGAGAACAGTTTCCGCCAGCTTCGCCTGAATCAATGGGTGAAGCAGTCCGTCCGCTGGATGCCGATGGACAAATGGGACGCCTGCGCTTTTCACGTGAACGAAGAGGATCTGGAGGGCCGGGTCTGTTACGGAGGGCTTGACCTTTCCAGTACCACGGACATCACGGCCTTTGTGCTGGTGTTCCCGCCGACTGACGATGAGGATAAATACTGGGTGCTGCCGTATTTCTGGGTGCCGGAGGATACATTGGATCTCCGTGTGAAGCGCGACCACGTTCCTTACGATGTCTGGGAGCGGCAGGGCTTCATCATGACCACCGAGGGCAATGTCATCCATTACGGATACATTGAGCAGTTTATCGAGCGGCTGGGCGAACGCTTCAATATTCGCGAGATCGCCTTTGACCGATGGGGAGCCGTGCAGATGGTGCAGAATCTCGAGGGCATGGGCTTCACTGTAGTTCCCTTCGGACAGGGCTTCAAGGATATGTCGCCGCCGACGAAGGAACTGATGAAACTGGTACTGGAAAAGCGAATCGGCCACGGAGGGCATCCCGTTCTTCGCTGGATGATGGACAACATCTTCATCCGCACCGATCCCGCCGGCAACATTAAGGCAGATAAAGAAAAATCCACAGAGAAGATCGACGGAGCAGTCGCTACCATTATGGCTCTGGACCGCGCCATCCGATGCGGTCTGGATACCGGGGAAAGCGTGTATGACACCCGCGGTCTTCTTTCATTTTAAGGGGGAAACGCAAATATGGGATTTCTTGAATGGCTGGGCATCAGTGCTAGAGACGCTCCCGCCGTGACCGACAGCGTCCGGGATTCAGGGCAAACCTTCGTCTTCGGCAAGGCTGACTCCGGTGAGCGTGTGGATGAAAAATCCGCCATGCAGATCGCCACGGTCTACGCCTGCGTCCGGCTCCTCGCCGAGACTGTGGCAGGGCTTCCGCTGCATCTGTACCGTTTCACCGACGACGCCGAAAAAGACAAGGAGCGTGCGACAGACCATCCGCTGTACAAGCTACTGTACCGTCAGCCGAATCCGGAGATGACCAGTTTCTCCTTCCGGGAGACCATGATGACGCATCTGCTCCTGTGGGGCAACGCTTACGCCCAAATCATCCGGGACGGCAGGAACAACATCATGGCACTGTACCCGCTCCTGCCGGAGAACGTGGAGCCCGACCGTGATGAGAAAGGTCAGATCTATTACATCTACCACGCATACACGGACGAGGTTCCGGGGGAAAACAACAAGGATATCTACTTCCGCAGGGATGAGATTTTCCACATCCCCGGTTTGGGCTTCAACGGGCTGGTGGGCTTCTCTCCCATCGCCATGATGAAGAACAGTCTCGGCACCACGCTTGCTGTGGAGAAATACGGCAGCGCTTTCTTCAAAAACGGCGCTCAGCCGTCCGGCGTCCTGGAACATCCCGGGGTGCTGAAGAACCCGGAGAAACTGCGGGAAAACTGGTCGGAGATCTACGGCGGCCCCAACAACGCCCACAAAGTGGCTGTCCTGGAGGAAGGTATGTCCTACAAGGCAATTTCTCTCCCTCCCGAGGACAGCCAGTTTCTTTCCACCAGGCAGTTCGGTGTGAACGAGATCTGCCGTATCTTCCGGGTGCCGCCGCACATGGTGCAGGATCTTGAGCACGCCACATTCTCCAATATTGAGCACCAAAGCATCGACTTCGTGGTGCATACGCTGACACCCTGGCTGGTTCGGTTTGAGCAGGCCATCACCAAGGACCTGCTCCTGGAAACGGAGAAAGATGAATTCTTTCCGAAGTTCAATGTGGACGGTCTGCTCCGCGGCGACTACGCCTCCCGGATGCAGGGCTACGCCACGGGCATCAGCAACGGCTTCCTGTCTCCCAACGATATCCGGCGCCTTGAGAACATGAACCTGATCCCCGCTGAGAACGGCGGGGATGATTATTACCTCAACGGCGGGTATGTAAAGCTGCAGGATGCCGGCAAACAGGCCACGCGGGAACCACCCGCTGAAGATACAAAGAGCAGGAGGAAGACATGAAGAAATTCTGGAACTGGATTCATGACGATGGCGGGGGCCGTATCCTCCGGCTGGAAGGTCCTATCGACAACGAAAACTTCTGGGGCGACGAGATAACGCCTCAGATGTTCCGCGAGGATCTGGAGGCCGAGGACGGCGACGTCACTGTCTGGATCAACTCTCCCGGCGGGAATGTGTTCGCCGCCGCTGAGATCTATACCATGCTGAAGGACTACGCCGGGAAGATCACGGTGAAGATCGCGTCTCTTGCCGCTTCCGCCGCTTCCGTGGTGGCAATGGCCGGAGACACGGTTCAGATGTCTCCCACGGCGCTCCTCATGGTACATGACCCCTCGACTATCGCAATGGGCAATACCCGCGACATGGAAAAGGCAATCGCCGCGCTCAACGAGGTCAAGGAGAGCATCATCAACGCCTACGCCGCCAAAAGCGGCATGAGGCGGAGCAGGATTGCCGATCTCATGAGTGAGGAAACCTGGCTCAACGCTAAGAAAGCGGTGGAGCTGGGCTTTGCGGACGAAGTGCTGTACGATGGCAAGGAAACAGAACCCGCGGAGGAAGAGGACGATTCCGCTGTTACTGTGGAAGCGCAGATCTACTCTACCCGGGTCATGGACCGGGCGATCCTCAATCGCCTCGGCACATCGGAGCAGCCGTCCGCTCCGAAGATCGGCATGGACGGCAAGACCGAAGATGGGGCCGTACCCTATCAGATCCTTATCAATCAGCTGGAGTTCCTCCGTTGAGGACTCCGGCAATTCTTTTTTCTGGAGGAAAAGATCATGAGTAAGATTATCGAACTTCGTAACAAGCGCAACACTCTGTGGGAGCAGACCAAGGCGTTCCTGGAACAGCACCGTGACGAGAACGGCCTGGTGGAAGCCTCCGCCGTAGAGCAGTACAACAAGATGGCCTCGGATGTGAAAGCCCTGGGCGACGAGATCCAGCGTCTGGAGGATCAGATGGAGATAGATGCCAAGCTGTCCGCCGCGACCTCCGCTCCCGTGCATGCCGATCCCAAGGCGGGTCAGCGCAAGGCCAATGTCCGTCCTACCGCAACCGCCGAGTATGGTGAAGCCTTCTGGAACATGATGCGCGGCAACTCATCTCTGGAGGTGCGTGACGCACTGTCTGTGGGTGTCGACAAGAACGGCGGTTATACCGTCCCCGATGAATTCGAGCGCCAGCTCATCGAGGGCCTTAAGGAGAACAACATCTTCCGTACCCTGGCGCACACCATCCACACCAACTCCGGCTCCCGCATCATCCCGCTGGCGACTGATACCGGCTCCGCTTCCTGGATCGAGGAGGGCGCCGCCATTCAGGAGTCTGATATGACCTTTGCGCAGGAGACCCTCTCCGCGTACAAGCTGGGCTGCATGGTCAAGGTCAGCAACGAGCTTCTGAACGACTCCGCTTTTGACATTGCCGGTTATATCGCGCAGCGCTTCGGCGTCCGCTTTGGCAACGCCGAGGAGGATGCCTTCATCAACGGCACAGGCCCCTCCACCAATCCGCAGACCACTCCCAGCCAGCCCACGGGTATCCTTACCAGTGTGACCGCTGCTGCGGGCAATACCACCGCCAATGCCCAGACCGTCCACTTCGATAACATCTACAAGCTGTATTACAGTCTCAAGGCCCCGTACCGCAGAAAGGCATCCTTCCTGTGTAACGAAACCCTGCTGCTTCAGTTGATGCTGCTGAAGGATCTGAACGGCAACTACATCTGGAAGCCCGGTCTGGCCGAGGCTGATCCCGATACCATTCTGGGCCGTCCCATTTATACCAGCAGCTACATGCCCGCCATTACCGGCAACGCCACCCAGGACAAGAACAAGAAAGTTCTGCTCTTCGGTGACTTCAGCTACTACTGGATCGCGGATCGCCAGAACCGCACCCTCAAGCGGCTGAACGAACTGTATGCCGTGACCGACCAGGTCGGCTTCATCGGCACTCAGCGCGTTGACGGCAAGCTGATCCTGCCCGAGGCCATGCAGGTCATGGCTCTCGGCTCCGGCACCGCCGGCGCATAAGGAACGGAGGTGGCAATCATGGCGCTGATTTCTCTTGAGGAAGCCAAGAGCTATCTCCGGGTGGACACGGAGGATGAGGATGCCATGATAGCCATCCTCATTTCTTCCGCAGGGCGGCTATGCGCCGATGTCGCGCGGCTCACTGATGAACAGTGGGCCGCCATCGACGATGACAACGATGATCCCGCCGTGAAAGCGAACCGGGAAACAATGCGGATTGCCATTCTGTATGCGGTTGGGTACTTGTTTGAGCACCGCGAGGACGCCGACCACCATGCGCTGACGCTCACGCTGCGTTCGTTGCTTTTCGGCATCCGCGAGGGGGTCGTGTGATGAACATCTCCGGCCTGAGAACCCGCATTGTAATCCAGAAGAACGTAACGGGAACAGACAAATACGGGAATCACAAATCCGTATGGCGGGACTACTTCACCTGCTGGGCAACCGCGGTGACCAGCGGCCTTTCATCCAGCGAGGAAGAGGATGCCGGACATACCGTTGAGGCCGATCGCCTGGACATTACAGTCCGGTACTCCTCAGAAACCGCTGCGGTGGATTCAAAAGGCTACCGGGTACTCCTCTGTAATCGGATCTACAACATTCTCGGTATCGATGATATGGGGTTCAAGCGGAACAGCCGCAAACTTCATACGCAGCTGACGGAGAGGTGATCCCGGTGGCGCGAAGAGTGAACATTGATGGGCTGGCTGACGCTGTAATGCGGGAACTGGAACACTATGCGGATACCACTACGGACGGCGTAAAAGCCGCAGTGAAGAAAGCTGCCAATACCGTAAAGAAAGAGATCACAGCCGGCGCTCCCGCCAGATCCGGCAAGTATGCCAAAAGCTGGCGTACCAAAACCACGAAGGAAAGTTCCTCCGCTCTGGAAATCACGGTGTATTCCCCGACAAGGTATATGCTGGCTCATCTTCTGGAACACGGCCATGCCAAGCGCAACGGCGGCAGAGTCGCCGGGAAAGCGCATATTGCTCCCGCGGAGCAGGACGGCATTGAGGAACTGGAGCATGAAATTGAGAGGAGCATACGGAATGGATAATCTGATTAGCCTCATGGAGACAATCGGCATCCCGTATGCCTACGATCATTTTGCCGAGGGCGAGTCTCCGGCACCGCCATTCATCTGTTTTCTCTGCCCTGGCAGCGACAACTTCGCAGCTGATGGCCGGGTGTACTTCAAAATCAATCTCGTCCACATCGAACTGTACACCGATGAGAAGAATCCGGAAACTGAAAACCATGTGGAAGCCGTGCTTGATGAGCACGGCATTTTTTATGACAAGACTGAGGTCTGGATCGAGAGCGAACGGCTCTACGAAGTACTTTATTCTTTTGAGTTGGAGGTAAAAATCAATGAGCAATGCGCAGGATAAGGACGGTAACCCGATTACCTTCGACAAGACCGGCAAAGTCATTTATCTCTCTGCTGCGGACATCGACAGCATCCTTACCCTGCAGTGCGATGTCTCCAACTAAGGAGGTGACGTCATGCTCCTTTCCATCTGCCAGAACACATTCCAGAGTCTGGTCGAGCTGGAGGCGGTGGATTCTCTTCGGGTGGAAGTGCGGGAATGCTACGCGGAGATCACAAAAACCTCTGAGCAGATCCAGTCAACGGTCCGCGAGAATTATCTAAGCAAAGACGATCTAACTACGATCCAGCGGGATTTCCAGACTGCTATTACCCAGGCGGCCTCGGAGATCCGCATGGACTTTACGACCATGACCAATGAGATCACAAACAACGTTTCCGGCAATTACTCCCTGATTGAGGAGTATATCCGGTTTCGCGGCGCTCTGATCGAACTGGGCAAGGTCGGTAACGCTTTCACGGCTGAGTTTTCCAATGAGGGGCTGTCCTTTCTGGAAAACGGCCAGACCATCGCATATATCACCAACCAGTCCCTCGTCATTACCAACGCGGAGATCCGCAACAGGCTCTCCCTTGGTACAGCGGCAAGGGGCTGGTTTGATTTTATTCCCAGGGAGAGCGGCAACCTGTCTATTCAGTGGCGCGATCCCACACAGTGAGGTGAAACCCTATGCCCCAGGGCAACAGCGGCAGCTTCCTGCTGTCCGGCTCTCAAAATTTCGACGTTCTTATCTACTGGTCGGAAACCTATAACGAAGCCGCGAATACCCATAACGTCAGTATTACTTCCTGTCAGCTTGTCTCTTCTAACTGGTACGGATTTACGTACTATCCGAACGGCAGCCTGTCCATCAACGGGACAAAAGTTGTCACCTTTAACTCGCAGACCGGCACTCACAACTGTACAATACAAACCCAGTATGATGGCTATCCCATTAAACCCGCAGTCGGATCAAGCTATCCCGCCGCTCCATGGACGCTAAACGATATTGCGGGCAATGCCGATGGCACCAAGTCGGTAAATATCTCGGCAAATTTCCAGTGCTTCACTTGGGACGGCAAGGGAGGTTCCGGCTGGAGCGTTAATGCCAGCCAGAACGTCACGCTTCGTACTATCCCTCGAACATCGAGCGTGTCTATGCCAGCAACAGCAATGGGCAGTGCCGGGACGATCAGCATCTCCCGCGCATCCTCGTCCTTCACGCATACGCTGTCCTATGCCTTTGGCAGCGCATCCGGGACGATTGCCACCAAGACCACTGCTACTTCGGTATCCTGGACGCCGCCCACATCACTGGCAAGCCAGATCCCCAACAGTACCAGCGGCTCCTGTACCCTGACCTGCTATACCTACAACGGCAACACACTGGTCGGCACGAGCACGACTACGGTTACGCTCTCAGTCCCGGCAAGTATCAAGCCAACGATTACAGGTATCACAGCAACCCGGGTGGACGGCACCGTTCCGTCCTCCTGGGGGATCTATGTGCAGACAAAGAGCAAAGTGACTCTTGCTATAACAGGAGCAACGGGGGCTGGGGGCTCAACCATAAGTTTATACAGCATCACCGGAGGCGGGCTATCATACACCGCCTCATCCGTCACAACGGGCTTTCTCAACACTTCCGGCTCCATCACGTTTACGGGGAAAGTCTGCGACAGCCGCGGACGCTGGTCGGATGAAGCTACGGTGACGATCAGCGTTGTTCCTTATGCCGCTCCTCGCTTCAACAGCTATTCTACGCAGCGCTGCACAAGCGCCGGGGCGTCTTCTTCCAACGGCACCTATGCCAAGAGTACGGTTGGTTTTTCCTACTGGTCCTGCAGCGGGAAGAATACGATAACAACTGCTGTAGCGTACAAGAAATCATCCGAATCGTCCTACACCAACGCCGGGGTCAGCTTTACCAGCGGGACGCAGTTCATCTTCGGCGGGGGCAACCTGAGTGTGGACTATTCCTACGATATCCGATTCACCCTGACCGATGACTTTGGTACGGTCACGGTCGTGGACAGCCTTTCTACTGCGTCCGTCCTGATGGATTTCAAAGCGGGCGGCACTGGGTTGGCGGTGGGCAAGGTCTCTGAAACAGACAGCTGCTTTGAAGTATCGGAGAATTGGGATGTAAAGGTCTACGGTATGCTGCTGGCGGAGTATATAAAGAATAACGGAGCCGGTGTTGCGTTTGCCACCTGCGATTCTGCGGAGGATGCGGAGGAAAAGATAGTTACAGTGGCAGAAGGATTCACCCTGAAGACCGGGGCGTTTCTAGCTGTTAAGTTTACTAACTCCAACTCTGTGTCCATGCCCATGATGAATGTCAACAGCACAGGTGCGAAGTATATTGTTCAGTACAAGAATTTCATCCCGTCTGTCGGCATCTGGCGTCCTAACCAGACCGTTCTTTTCATCTACGATGGCAGTTTTTATGTCGGCGTCAATCTGGCGCAGGCAACTACGAGCTATTACGGTGTTACAAAACTCGTCAACAGTGTCACATCCACCGCAACCGACCTTGCGGCAACTGCCGCTGCAGTGAAAACCGCATATGACCGTAATTCCTGGGACAGCATCACGCTGACAAACGCTCTGGCCGTTGCGTATGGCGGTACGGGAGCAACGTCGGCGGCTGGTGCGAGGGCAAACCTTGGCCTTGGTGTCACGCTCCTTTGGTCTGGTACATGTACGACCGGAAGCTGCGCATTCAGCTACGGAAGCTATAACTGGTACATCATTATCGGCCAGCCGGCGTCTTCCGGTTCGAGAACCCCGATCGTTGTTCCCAAAGCCGCCCTGACTACCAGTGCAGTGGCTTACCAAATAACGGATGAATCCTATTACTATTCTTTCAACCTTTACTATTCCGGGACCACGGCTTATGCGGCCTACAAGGCCCGGAACAGTTCGGGACAGATCATTGCCGTTTATGGCGTTAACTGAGGAGGACAGCATGAAAATTAAAGTGACATTTGATGATGGCGGCTACGTCAGTGGCTGGTGCATGGTCGGGGACAACGGCGGCGAAGAGTATGATCCCCCGGAGGATTTCGATGCATTTCTGGACAACTGTTTTTCCTTCAGGCTGGAAGACGGCAAGCTGATCCGGGATGCAGAGAAAGAAGAGGCAGACCATGTAGAGGAGCAGAAATCCTCACTTCGAGTACGTCGGGAGAAGGAGTGCTTCTCTGTGGTCAACCGAGGCTGTCTGTGGTACTCGACCCTGACCCTTTCTCAGTGGCAGGAACTGCGAACCTGGTACATTTCCTGGCTGAAAGTGACGGAAACCATGACTCCACCGGAGCGCCCTTCTTGGGTCGACGATATCGACACCTCCCGCATTCCGCTGACGTTCGGCGGTCTGCTGTAAGGCGGTGATGGTATGTGGCGAGGTACCACACCGACATATAACTTCACCCTGCCGGAAGGCGTAAGACTGGAAGACTTTTCAACTGTATATCTGACCTTCGCACAGAACGGGCATAACGTCCTGGAAAAAACGAAGGGTGAGCTGGAATCCACAGAAGATGGGTTCCGGCTTTTGTTTTCTCAGGCAGATACGCTCTGCTTTTCTCCCGGGCCGGTAAAAATTCAGCTTCGCGCCCGGATGCCGGACGGCACGGCAGTGGCTTCCAATGTGATCTCCACTACGGCGCAGGAGGTTTTGAAGGATGGCGAGATATGAATATTCAAGTTGAACTGACCGAGAAGGATTTTTCTTTCGACATTGGCTTCTCTGGGGAGACTGACTTCAATATCAGCTTTTCCGAATCATTCTCCCCGTCAGGCGTAACGCCATATTCTGGCAGCTATGAATCCATTCCACGGGTTACGGCACAGAGCCTGCCCACACAGGACCGTTGGCTTGACCGGGACGTGACCATCCAGGCAATCCCGTACCACGAAGTGGAAAATACAGAACGCGGCATGACCGCTATTATAGGAGGAATTTGATTATGGCAAATCAGTATATCAACAAGGTCATATACGGCAATAAAACGCTGATCGACCTGACCGGCGATACGGTAGAGCCGAGCAAGGTGCTTTCCGGTGTCACCGCGCACGACAAGTCCGGTGCTCCGATCACCGGTACCTGCGCTTTTGATGTGGACTCGACCGATGGCACAGCTGCTGTGGCGGAGATCCTTGTGGGAAAGACCGCCTATGCCCGAGGTACCAAGCTCACCGGCACCATGCCCAACAACGGCTCCGTGACTGGTGAAATCGATTCTGTCAATGGCGAGTACACCATCCCGATGGGCTTTCATGACGGCTCCGGCAAGGTCGGCATTGCGGAAACCGAAGCGGAGAAGATCGTGGCGGGCAACATCAAGGCGGGCGTTGAGATTCTCGGCGTTACCGGCACCTACGGCGGTGAGGAGATTTCCGCGCAGGCTAAAACCGTAACCCCGCGCACAACCCAGCAGATTGTGCAGCCAGACAGCGGCTACGATTATCTGTCCGCTGTGACCGTGAACGCCATTCCGTACACAGAGAGCGACAATTCTGCGGGCGGTGTGACGGTCACCATCGGTGGCTGATATGGCTGTAAATAAAGTAGTCTACGGGACAACTGTTCTCGTAGACCTGACCGCCGACCGTGTATCTCCGGCAACGCTGTTGAGAGGTGTGACCGCGCATGACGCTGCCGGAGAATCCATTACCGGCACATATGAACCCGGGGACAGTACTGTTCATGTGGAGACGGGTGAAATTACCCTTTCTTCTAATTCCAGGACGATCTCCATTACTGGCAGTTTTGTACCGGCGCATATTCTTCTTTTTGCCGATACCAACACCAACACCACCAGTGGAGCAATCCGTATGGCAAGTTCTCTTGATATGGTGGAACTTTCCTGCAACGTGCTTACTGCGGCGTCTCTCGCAATCGGCATCGGTTCTGTAGTCAATACATCTATAAACAAAAACGGTACTATCACCAGGAACGGTAAAACAGTGACCTTGGACAGCGGTTCAAACAGCCGCCTTTTCGTCCGCGGGAACTGGCGTTACATCATCTGGCGTGATGATACTGCGGATTAAATTTTAGGAGGAAAACAAAATGAAGGAATTCTGGAACACCATTCAGCTCGTCTTCACCGTCATTGGCGGTTGGCTGGGCTATTTCCTCGGCGGCTGTGACGGTCTGCTCTACACGCTGCTGGCGTTCGTAGTGCTCGATTACCTGACCGGTGTGATGTGTGCCATCACGGACCACAAGCTATCTTCCCACATCGGCTTTAAGGGCATCTTTCGCAAGGTACTCATTTTTGCACTTGTCGGCGTTGGCCATCTGCTGGACATGCAGGTGCTCGGCAGCGTCGGCGTGCTTCGTAGTGCCGTGATATTCTTCTATCTGTCCAATGAGGGCGTATCCCTGCTTGAGAACGCCGCCCACCTCGGTCTGCCCATCCCGGAGAGGCTGAAAGCTGTGCTTGAACAGCTTCACGACCGTGCGGAGAAGGATGGTGAGGAGCATGAGTAAGCCTGCAGATATCGTTGCCATTGCACTGGCGGAAGTCGGATACCGCGAAAAGGCGACTAACTCCATGCTCGATGACAAAACCGCCAACAGCGGATCGAATAACTGGACCAAGTATGCCCGCGACCTTGCCGCCGCGGGCTATTATAATGGCAACAAGAACGGGTATGCCTGGTGTGACTGTTTCGTCGACTGGTGCTTTTTCAAGGCTTACGGGGCAGTCGAAGGCCAGCGCATCCAGTGCCAGACCGGTTCTCTCGGTGCTGGTTGCGTTTACTCTGCTCAGTACTACCAGCAGAAGGGGCGCTATGATAAGAACCCGAAAGTCGGTGACCAGGTGTTCTTCCAGACCGGCGGACAGATCGGTCACACAGGCATAGTTGTTGAAGTGACCAGCAGTTCCATTGTGACGGTCGAAGGTAACAGTTCTGACCAGGTACGGAAGAACACCTACCTCCGAAGCAACGGTTATATTGCCGGGTATGGCCATCCGCTCTACAGCGATACAGCTGTCTTTGCGGAAACGCCGGCGCCGGCTGCAGTGCCTGCTCCGGAGACGGAGCCCGCAACTGTCACGTGCATCATTTCACTGCCGCTGCTGAAAAAAGGTGCCACGGGAGTTGTGGTAACGAATGCCCAGACCCTGCTCATCTCCAAAGGCTATCCGTGCGGCGGAAGGGTTACTGCCGGTCGGGAAACGGCTGACGGCGACTTCGGCCCTGCTACAGAAAGATCCGTGAAAAACTTCCAGGCAAAGAAGAACCTGGCGGCTGACGGTGTTATCGGCGCCGCCACCTGGAAAGCCCTTCTGACAGCCTGAAACTGCATATTTACTACATCACGCCCATCGTAGGCTTCGGCCTGCGGTGGGCGTTTTGTCGTTTCGGATGAAAAAAGTTGCTGCAGACCATATAGATTTGACTTTGCCATGAGCTACCTGTGAGAGGTGGTTTTATGACAAGCGCACAGATAGAGCAGGTCATCCGTCTGCAGGAGGCCGGGAAGGGGTACAGAACTATTGCCTCAGAGCTGGGGCTTTCGATCAATTCCGTGAAGAGCTGGTGCAGACGGCATCCTGTCGAAGAAACACCGGTTAATGGCTGCAAACAGTGCAGCGCGCCTTTGATCCAGTTCCCGGGGAAACGCAAAAGAATCTACTGCTCGGATCGGTGCCGATACCTGTGGTGGGCGGCCCATCCTGAGTGCGGGGGTCACCGGGTTGAGTACAAACATGTCTGCCGCTATTGCGGTGCCGAGTTCACGAACAATCGGAAGACTGCGGAGTATTGCGGGCGGGCATGCTTCGCCAAAGCAAGGATGAAGGTGAAGCCCGATGAATAAGGAACTGTACGGCAAGGTGCGTGAGTACCGGACGGCGGTTGCCGTGGTGAAAGAAATGCTATCCAAAGGGCTGATCACCGATGCGGAATATGGCACAATCTGCACAGTTCTGGCGGGCAGATTTGGCCTGGAAAACTCCACTATTTTCTCCGATATGGACTTGATAACACTCGCGGATGACGGTAATATGCATCACTAATAGGAGGTGGAAAATGGATAGAATCATCGAAAAAGTCGCCTTTGACGTACAAAAACAGCCAAAAGCGACCCGCGTGGCGGCATACGCCCGTGTCTCCTCTGAGAAGGATACTATGTTTCATTCCTTGTCTGCCCAGATAAGCCACTACAGCGACCTGATCCAGCACCACAGCGGGTGGCTTTACTGCGGTGTATATTCCGATGACGGCATTACCGGGACCAAGATTAACCGCCCCGGCTTTCTGAAAATGCTGGAAGACTGCCGTGCGGGAAAAATCGATCTGATCCTTGTGAAGTCGATCTCCCGCTTCGCACGAAACACGGTCACCCTGCTGGAGACGGTGCGTGAACTCCGTAATCTGGGTGTGGACGTTTTCTTTGAAGAGCAGAATATTCATACGCTTGGCTCCGAAGGTGAACTGATGCTGACAATCCTGGCGAGCTACGCCCAGGAAGAGGCCCTGTCAGTCAGTGAAAACCAGAAGTGGCGGATCAAGAAAAACTTCAAAGAAGGTCGCCCCTGGAACTGTACGATGCTCGGATACAGAAACGACGATGGTACTTTCATAATCGTGCCGGATGAAGCAGCGGTTGTGCAGAGGATCTTCTCCATGTTCCTCAATGGCATGGGAACCCAGACCATAGCGAACGCACTGAATGCCGAGGGCATTCGCTCCCGCAGAGGCAAGGAGTTCCACCACACGGCAATCCGCAAAATCCTTCAGAACTACGCATATACCGGCAATCTTCTCCTGCAGACCACGTTTCGGGAAGACGCCATCACGAAGGTCATGAAGGTAAACACGGGAGAACTGCCGATGTACCATGTGCTGGGGACTCACGAGCCGATCATCAGCCTGGAAGATTTCAACCGGGTGCAGGCGGAGCTGGAACGGAGAAACGAGATGTATGCGCCGGCATATCAGCCCTCAGAAGCGTACCCGTTTACTTCGCTGATCTCCTGCGCGAAGTGTGGAAAACACTTCAGAAGGAAATCCAGAAAGTGTGGAGCCGTATGGATTTGCCCGACCTACGATCGGAAAGGAAAAGCCGCCTGCCCCGCCAAGCAGATCCCGGACTCCGCCCTGCGGAAGCTGACAGCAGACATGGATATGAGTCGGATAACCGGAGTCACTGCGGATGACGGGAACCGGCTCATCTTCGCCTTTGATGACGGCACGACCGAGGAGAAGATATGGAAAGATCCGTCCCGCGCTGATTCCTGGACTCCGGAGATGAGAAAGAAAGCAGCGGAACGGACGAAAGTGAGGTAGAAGTAATGACCCCAAGAGAAGTCCAGGTTATACCGGCGACAAAGAACATAATCCGCAGAATTGACCCCACAGCACGGAAACGGCGGGTCGCGGGGTATGCGCGCGTGTCTACGGACAAGGACGAGCAGTTCACTTCCTACGAAGCCCAGGTGGACTACTACACCCAGTTCATCAAGCGGCATGCCGACTGGGAATTTGTGAAGGTCTACACTGACGAAGGCATCAGCGGCCTCGGCACCAGAAAGCGTGAGGGGTTCAACGAGATGATCCAGGACGCACTCTCCGGCGCCATCGATCTGATCATAACGAAGTCGGTCAGTCGTTTTGCCCGCAACACCGTTGACAGCCTGGTCACGATCCGCAAGCTGAAAGAGAAAGGCGTCGAGGTCTTCTTTGAGAAGGAGAACATCTACAGTCTGGACGGCAAAGGTGAACTTCTTTTGACGATCATGAGCAGCCTTGCTCAGGAAGAATCCCGCTCCATTTCAGAAAACGTCACCTGGGGGCAGCGTAAGCGGTTCTCAGATGGAAAGGTCAGCCTGCCGTACAAACAATTTCTCGGGTATGACCGCGGTGCGCACAAGGATGATCCTCCCGTGATCAACCCCGAGCAGGCCGCAATCGTGCGGCGGATCTATCGGATGTTCATGGAAGGCAAGACCGTCGGCATGATTGCTCGGGAACTGACCGCCGATGGGATTCCCACACCGTCCGGGAAGAAAAACTGGCCGGCGTCAACGGTCAACAGCATCCTGCAGAACGAAAAATATCGCGGGTCGGCACGCCTTCAGAAGTGCTTCACGACTGACTTCCTGACTAAGAGCAGAAAAGTCAACGAAGGCGAGGTTCCCCAATACTACATCGAGCACAGCCACGAAGCAATCATCATCCCGGAAGAGTGGGACGCGGTGCAGGACGAACTGGCACGGCGAAAACAGATCGGGAACGCCTACAGCGGAAAAAGCGTGTTCGGCGCCAAGATCAAGTGCGGTGACTGTGGAGCCTGGTACGGCATGAAAGTGTGGCACTCCAATGACGCCTACCGGAGCAAGGTCTGGCGATGCAACTGCAAGTATGAAGAAAGCAAGCCGCGCTGCCAGACGCCCGCGGTGCGGGATGAGGATATCAAGGAGCGGTTCATCACGGCATTCAACGCCATGGTCGCTGATAAGAAGCCTTACCTGGAAGCCTGCGAAGCTGCGAAAACAGTTCTGACGGACACTTCCGCCATTGATACCGAGATGGAAGAGCTGCGGCGGGAGATGGAAGTGGTCGCCGGTCTGACAAAGAAGTGCATCGAGGAAAACTCCACAGCCGCGCAGGATCAGGAAGAATACGCCGCTCGATACAACGGGTATGTGGACAGGTACGAAAAGGCCAAAGAACGCTACTATGCCCTTACAGCACTCCGCCAGGAGAAGCTGTCGAAGGCGAAGGCCATAGACCGGTTTATAGCCACGGTCAGCAAGCGGGATGATCTACTCACCGAGTTCGACAACCGGCTCTGGTTATCCCTGGTGGACTATGCGGAAGTACACCGGGATGGAATGCTAACCTTCCATTTTTTCGACGGGACAGAAATCAACGGCTAAGGGTAAAAGAAATTAATGGGGCATCCAGAGCGGGTGTCCCAATTTTTTAAGCATGGGCAGAAGGGAGACGAGCATAATGGATATCTGGGACAATCCTATTAACAAAAGAATCATTGTGTAATGTACTATCTGAATCTATACCTCCAAAAAGAAGAAGACTTTTTTATATTCTTATGTTATAATGATGATGAAAGGCATAGATGTGTCATAGGGATTTTTTTACAGTACAAACGATAATTGCCAAAAGTGCCTTTTCTCCCAAGTTATGATTTCATTTTTTTGAAATCGTTTGCTATGGTCAGCAAATGGAAATACGAGGGAACAGGCCTAATATAAAAAATCCAAAACAGACGAGGGGATTATCAGCAAAGATTCCTTGATAGTAGCTGAGGAAGTAATCGCCTCGGAGTTCAAACCATATTGTCGATACAAAGATTTTGAACTGTAAGTCATTTGTTATTGTTGGTACTCTAATGAGGTGTAATGATGACAGACAAAAAATACCAGGTGTTCGTAAGCTCGACATATTCAGATTTGAAAGAAGAGCGACGTAAAATCTTAGACGTTCTACTGATGGCTGATTGTATCCCAGCGGGCATGGAAGCTTTTGTTGCTTCTGATACAGAGCAATTTGAAGTAATAAAAAAAGTTATAGAGCTTTGTGATTATTATGTGCTGATAATTGGAAAGCGATATGGCTCAATTAACTCGAGTACGGGCTTGAGCTATACAGAAATGGAATACGAGTATGCAAAAGATCTTGGGATCCCTGTCCTTGTATTTGCACTCGACGAATCTGTTACTTTGCCAGAGGACAAGACTGAAACTGATGAAGATAGAATAGCCGCATTAGCATCATTTAGAAAGAAAGCATTAACAAACAGACTTGCTACCATTTGGAAAACGCAAGAAGAACTCGTCGGAACAGTTGCAGTGTCTATTATGAGGGCAATTAAAGAGATTCAACGACCGGGTTGGCAACGGGCTACAGAATATGACGAAGCTTCTTTAAGACGCGAGATAATGGATTTACAGGCGAAGAATTCAAAAACAATAGCTGAACTAAATGCCGTCCAAAAAGAGCTCATGACATTGAAAGCAGAAACGGATCTAGCATTTGAAGACTACAAGGTCAGAATAGATTATACACGCCATATTACTGGCCATGCACCGACTCATGGTAGAATTGACCGGACCTTTACTGAGCTGTTTAGAATTGTTTCAACTGAAATGATGGATGTTGCTCTTACAGAAAAAGCTATTTCAGATTGTCTTCGTATGATCCTGTTTAAGGAAGACTCCTATTTATACTCATTCACAAATCCTCAATTTGTCAAGGTGTTGCTAAATCAATTTAAGGCATTAGGATTGATCTACTCTAAATGGAGTAATGATAAATCAAATCTGTATTGGGGACTTACTACAAAAGGAGAAATTGAAAGAAACAAAATGATTCTAGTAGCAAAAACCAATGTGGATGGCTAAAGCAAATAGATGTCATATTCCAAGCCGGAATGTGGAACGGTTTCATTGATGCACCCCACCCGACGCAAATGCACCCCGGGCAGAGCAAAATGCACCCCACCTTGACCCCGGGGTGCATTTGGTATCATTATTAGCGTGATTTGCCATAATTGGACCAAACATTGATACAATGTGTCGATGTTTGGTCCGTTTCTTTTTGCCCGGAAAGCCGCTTACAGCAAGGCTTTCTGCTGTGAGTGGGTGCATTTGTACAGGCGTCCGTCATAATCAAGCTCCTTTCAGAAGGTGTTTTCCCGAAACAAGCACGCTGGCCGGAAAAGCAAACGTTTCAAACGGCCATAATCGTTTCAATAAGGAAAGCCCGTGATGAGGATCAATCGGTCCCCATCACGGGCTGTTATCGTATCTGCCGTCAAAGAATTTCCGTGATCTCTGTTCCATTTTTGAATCGGAAGACCAACCGCCCATCTTCATAAACCGCCACCCGGTCTATCAGGTTGAGCCATAAGCGGTCACTGTATTGGACCGGGAGAGAATCGTCAAAGGCCCGGATCTCATTCATAAAGCTCTCGATCACATCGGCCTGAAAGCGCCGGGTGACCTTCTGGCTCTGAAGCTGCTGCGCTCTATCCTCGGCATCGCGGTATCGTTGAGCCAGCGCATCGTATCTCCGATTATACTCATCCTGCTGTATGACTGTGGTAGCATTTTCCGCAATCAGCTTCCGCGTGAGCTCAGAAACGATCTCCAGCTCGGTCTCCAGCGCAGCGCACTCTGCATCAATTTTCTCCGTATTCAGGTATTCATCCAGCAGCATCTGGCAGGTTTCCATCAGGACTTCCCGCGCTTCTGTAAGATCCGCCACAGCCTGTAGGAACAGGCGCTTGATGTCCTCCTCGTACAAATGCGGTGTGCCGCAGCGATGCTCGCCTTTGAATTTCCCGTTGCATTGCCAGATCACACGTCGGTACTTGTCGGTGCTGTGCCATACCTTGGGGCCATAGTATTCCCCGCAATCGCCACAGACAATCTTTGTCGAGAAGGGACTCAGGCAGTTGTGATGCCGCCCTCTGGATTTGCGGACTTCCATCTCCGTCTGCACCTTCTCCCACTGGTCAGGGTCAATGATCGCCGGGTGGCTCTGTTCCACTATGTACTGCGGGACCTCGCCCTCGTTCACCTTCATCTTCTTGGAAAGGAAATCCACCGTGAACTTCTTCTGCAGGATCGCGCAGCCCTTGTACTTCTCGTTTGTCAGGATGCTCTCAACGGTGCTACTCTGCCATTTGGCTTTCCCGCGCGGCGTCGGGATGCCCTGCTCCGTCAGGTACTTTGCGATCCAGTTGAGCGTCTTGCCCTGTATGAAAAGTGTGTAGATCTGCCGGACGATGGCCGCTTCTTCCGGCACGATCTCAGGCAGGCCATCCGCCCCTTTGCGGTAACCGAGGAAAGAAGAATATGGCATCGTGACCTTTCCGTCTGCGAAGCGCTTCCGCTGGCCCCATGTGACATTTTCGGAAATGGAGCGGCTCTCCTCTTGGGCAAGGCTGCTCATGATGGTCAATAATAATTCTCCGCGCCCATCAAAGGTCCAGATCGCCTCTTTCTCAAAGAAAACCTCTACGCCATGCTCCTTAAGCAGGCGGATGGTGGAAAGGCTGTCCACCGTATTCCGGGCAAAGCGGCTGACGCTTTTGGTAACGATCAGGTTGATCTTCCCGGCCAGCGCGTCCTCGATCATCCGATTGAAGCCGTCCCTGTGCTTTGTGTTCAAAGCGCTGATACCTTCATCCGTGTACACATCCACAAACTCCCAATCAGGATTCGAGCGGATGAAGCGGGTGTAGTAATCCACCTGTGCTTCATAGGAAGTAAGCTGCTCCTCGCTATCCGTAGAGACCCGCGCGTACCCGGCCACGCGCCTTCTGCTGCGGGTGTTGATCGGCATCTGTGTATGCAGCGCTTTCGTTGCCGGGATCACCGTAATGTTAGCCATTTTTTCTACTCCTCTCCAATGCTTTCTGTCGTGCAGCCTCCCGCATCTCCGGGGTCCAGCTCTCTGCCCGTGAGCGCTCCTGCCATCGTTTAACGCTTTCGCTGCCATCTTTGAAACGGAATACCAGCCTGTTTCCATTCTCCGCGCAGATTTCCGTTAAATCACTGAGGTCCATATCTGCGGTGAGGGCCAGCAGCGCAGGCTCCGGGATCTGCTTGGATGCGCAGGCGACTTTGCCCTGCTGGTTGAAGGTGCTGCAGATCCAGACCGGACCGCTGGCCGTGACCTTGCGTCGGTAATGCTTGCCGCAGTTTCCGCAGACGATCATGCCGGAGAATGGGTATCGAGCAGTATAGTTCTTTCCTTTGGGCGCATGTTTAGCGGACCGCTTCTCCATTTCCGCCTGCGCTGCCCAGAAATCCGCCATGCTGATGATCGGCTTGTGGGTACCCTTTGCATGGTATTGGGGTAGCTGGCCATCATTGGGCAGGCTCCGCTTCGTCAGATGGTTTTCCCGGAACGTTGTCTGCAGCAGCAGGTTTCCGGTATAAGCGTAGTTCTGAAGAACGCAGGTCACACTCCGCTTGTGCCACTGGTTTCCGTACCGGGTGACGATCCCATCCGTATTCAGGCCGTTTGCAATGGTAACGACCCCTTTGCCGGAAAGGTACTCCCGGAAGATGCGGCGGACGATCTCAGCCTCTCCCGGCTCAATGACGAGTGTGCCATTATGGTAGCGGTAGCCCAGCATGGTCCCGTTCCACGGTTTGCCCTCTTCAAAGTTTTTGCGGATGCGCCATTTCTGATTCTCGCTGGCTGACAGGCTCTCTTCCTGCGCGTATGACGCGAGGATGGATAGCATCAACTCCCCATCAGCGGAGAGGGTATGGATGTTCTGCTCCTCAAAGAAAACATCGACTCCGTAGCCCTTCAGCTCTCTGACCGTTTCCAGCAGGGTGACCGTATTTCGGGCGAAGCGGGAGATCGACTTCGTGATGATCGCATCGACCGATCCTGCGCGGCAGGCAGCGATCATGTTCTGAAAGCCCTCCCGAGAATCCTTGGTCCCGGTCTTGGCCTCGTCCGCGAACACGCCTGCGTACTGCCATCCGGGATGGCGCTGGATCAGGCTGCTGTAATAGCTGACCTGCGCTGACAGGGAATGATGCATGGCGTCTTTCGCGGAGGAGACCCGCGCGTATGCGGCCACCCGCGTCAGCTTGGGAAGGGCCGTTTTTGTGAGCGGGACCCGTTTTACTACTCTGTCCATGTCTGCCTCCTTTGTATCAAACTTGGGGTACTGTATCTATCACTCTAAACGGCCAGAATAGCAAGTTTTATACGGCAAAAATGCTGCTTTTTTCGATTCCAAACTTCTCCGCGATCAGCGCATACATTGCGGCCTTGTCTCCGCTGGCCAGAAAGCCCTCGGCCTCCAGCTGATCCACAAAGGACAGCGCCATATGATAACGGAGCAGATTATCCGGCGAATAAGCATCAGGCTTCTGCTCCATGACGATCTCCTTTCCGGTACTGATGATTCCAAAACTGGCTGCGGCAGCGGTCCGAGCAGTATTTTTTCTGCTTCCGGCCCGGAGCCGGATAGATAGCCTTTCCACAGACCGGGCATCTGGCCTCCGGTTTCATGTGACGCTGGATATGGGATTTGACGGTGTTCACCGACAGGCCGAGACGACGGGCGATCTGCGTCGGACCATGACCATCCATCCGCATCTGCTCGATGGCCATACGTGTTTGCACTGGCATCATATGTTTTCCTCCTTTCAGCCCCAAAAGAAGCGCTCCCGGCAATAGCCGCACAGGATGCTCCCCGGCCTCGGATGTTTGGGCACGCGGATGATCTTTCCGCAGTACTGGCAACGGGCGTCCCGCATGGTGAAATGCCTGTAGATATACCCCTTCACGGTACTCACGGGCAGGCCCAAGTGCCGCGCGATTGCCGTAGGGCCGTAGCCCTCTTTTCGCAGGCGGCAGATCTCCAGCGCGTTCTCTTTACTCATCATGGCGCTGGTCTCTCTTTCGGTACGCGTCATAGCAGGCGCGGCTGCAGAACTTTCGGTGGGCATTCCCATAGCAGCGGAACTCCGCTCCGCAGTTCTGGCAGGTGATCGTGTAATACGCCATGCGTCGGATCTGATCCGGGTGGCTGTTCCAGTATTTCATCCGGCAGCGATCTGAGCAGAATCTCCTCTTGTGCCGTGTGTGCTGTTTAACGTATTTCCCGCATTGGGGACAGAACAGGACCCCACCCATAGGCCGATCTGCCGGGGACGATGAAATAACACTTTTCTGTTTGGTATTCATGTCGTTCCTCCACGGTAGTCCGGGAGAGCAGAACCCCCACTCTCCCAGACCGAATGGTTTACGCGGTGATCTGCAGGACCTTCACAGCGTCCGGCTGGATGAGCTTGCCATCCAGAAACTCATAGGCCAGATAGCCGATCTGTCCAGCTTCAAAGAATTTCTCCTTCAGAACACGGACTGTCAGCGGCTCCCGCTCCACGATCCAGTAGAATGAGAAGTCCCCGAAGGCGATGGGCTTTGCCCCGGCCCCGGCAGAGGGCATGTGGTTGTCGATGTACACGGGCTTGCCGAGGATCATATCGTTGGCATGATTCCAGATCGGATTGCCGTCCTTATCCTTCAGTAGCCGGATGGCAAGGGCGGTATCATCATTCATCAGCCAAGCCCCGCGCTGACGGAACTGCTTGTCCACGGAGAAGTACAGGCGGATCACATCGTCGAAGGTGATCCCGGATGCGGTGACGCCAACGGCAGCGCCGTTCTCCGAGAGGATGCCCGTGGGCATGTCCACTCCGGTCCCATTGATGAAGCCGTCGCTCTCCGCACTGCCGAAGCACCGGGCCATGCGCTTGATGAAGTAATCTCCAAAGACATGAGGATTGTCCTGCAGGAAACTGGCGTCCATTCTCATAATCGCGGCCAGCTTATGATCCTCCAGGGCGAACTCCGTAAAGTCGTTGATGCCGTCATAGATCGGGATCGCTTCGCCATCAGGCACCCACGCGGCAGCATCTGTCGTATGCTTGCCCAGCAGCTTGGAGGGGCCTTTGTGGGAATAAACGTAAGTGCCGATGGTACGGAACAGGCTCTCCCGTTTGAGGGCTTCGTCATACTTGGCGGCAGAGCTCGTGGGGAGCACATAGCTGCCAGACGGCTTTTTTCCGGCCTCCAGAAAGGCGTCGCTGTCCTCTCTGCCTCTGGCGTAGTCCCAAAAGTTCTTGAAATACTCAGGCTGGTTGGGAAGATCGAAGTTGCTGTTGATAGAATTCATGGTATTGTCCTCCATAGTTTTTGATTTTTGGGTTAATTACCCGTTTGAATATGCTTTTTTTGCGTAAATGACCCCGCGCCGTTGCCCGAAAGCAAAGGCCGTAGAGATTTTGATCGCCCTATCCCTCAGAGGCACTCCGGGCACTCATAGAGAGACAGGCGATGCTTGTTTGAAGGCCGGGAGATCGCTCGCATTACCGCCCCACAGATGGGGCAATGGATGCGGTAGGCAATGGCCTGCCGGATGGTATGTTCCTCACGGGCGATCAGGCGATACCGCTTCGGGACCAGCTCCTCCAGATAGAGAGCCGCGGTCCCGGCGACCTTCTCCCGGTCCGGGGAGCAGAACAGCGGGGACTTGTCCAGTCCGTCCGTGTCCCGGTCAATCAGAGGATGATAAAGTACATCCGTCATGCTCATGCCCTCACAGCCTTGACGGGCTTACCGTCCGGATCGAAGAAGCGTCCGGCACAGAAGTCCAGCGCGTCCTGATACTCGGCAAAGACCACACAGGCGAAGTCATACTCGACCTTCCAGTAATCGTAGGCGGGATCGGTGCTGTGGGAGACCACGACGGGCATCCCTTTTCGCGTCTGAAACACGGCTTTGCATTCAAACTTCCCGCGAGAGAAGTCCTTGGGATCGTAGGCGGTCTTGCCACCGTAGTTGATTTTGAATCTCATGATGTTCCTCCTGAAATAATGATCGTGGTTGAATGGACAGGGCACGAAAGCCTGTGTTCATCGTATTTGCGGGACTCTGTTTGCCTGCCCCATCCGGCCTGCTGTGATGTTGGTGTGGAGGTCGTGCTGGTCATTCCTATAATCTTTCTTATAAGTATTATTTTTTGTTGTCCTATAAAGACCTTTAAGAAAAGAGCTCCATGACCTCCACACTTGGGGTATGGATACTAACCGGGTACGGGGCAGCAAAGGCTCCTCGCCTGATGCAGTTTTCCGTACATTGTGATCACCTCCGATCTGTACTGTTTGTGAGAGCAGGACCCTCACCCTACGGAGAAATGGTGGCTGCTTTGACCACCCTGTTCCGAAAAAAGATGTGCGCCTCAATATACGTCCACGGGAGAGGGCGAAACTTTTATGGTTTGCCAGCTTTTTTCACTATACGGAGAAAAGACAGCGGTTTCGTTCGGGTGTTTTTAAAAACATTTCTCCAATATACGGCCACGGAAGAGGGCAAAAGTTAGGCGCTTTTCAAAAAAGATTTTGAAAACTGATCTTCTGCCTTACGGAGAAACATGGGCCGTTTTGACCAGTGTTTTTCAAACTTTTTCTTCACTCTCCGCTATACGGAGAAAAACATGCTGTTTTGATCAGGTGTTTTCCCAAAACTTTTTCTGCTTCCTCCACCATACGGAGAAACGCATGCCCTTTTGTTAACGTGTTTCCCCGAAAAGATTTGCTTCCCTGATATACGGCCACGGGAAAGAGGAAAACGTAACCACTTTTTCAAAAAACAGAAAAACAAAAAACTGCCTCCGCAAAAGCTGCGGAAGCAGTAGAATTATTCACGCGAACGTGATATAATGCTTCAGGTCTTCTTATTCGACGATAGCAGGAGGCACAAGATGGCCGTCACCTACAAGAAACTCTTTCATATGTTGATCGACCGAAATATGACACCAGCGCAGTTACAGCAGCAAGCCGGATACAGCGCTAACATTTCCACTCGGCTACGCAGAGATACTTACATCTCTTTGGAGTCCGTTGAGAAAATCTGCCGGGTACTTAATTGTAAGGTAGACGATATTGTGGAATTCATTTCAGATGGCGATGAAAAGAACTAAGAGTGTTTTTGCAGTTGTTCATATGAATGATTTCAATTATTTGGCTCAAGGTGCTACCCTGAAACTCATGTTTCTCTGGATTGTGCAATAGGAGCATACAGATAAAGGTTTTATTTTGATTTTTATCGATTTAATTATTAACTAATAGGTGTTTGGCATGAGATATTTAGGTAACAAGGACTCAATTGTAGGGCAAATTGAAAGCTTATTGATCGAAAAGGATCTCTATCATGAGGGATTAACATTTTTTGATGCTTTTTGTGGATCAGGAGCAGTTGCGGATTATTTTAAGGGGAAATACTCGATAATAATCAATGATATTCTTTTCTGGTCAGTTGTTTACACACAGGGAAAGATTTGCGCTCCTACCTGCTCTTTTGAACGTTTGGGTTTCGACCCATTTGCATTTCTGAATAACAATAAAACTATTCTGCATGGGTTTATGTATCATAATTACGCCCCTACAGAAACAAAAAGAATGTATTTCACTCCCGATAATGCAGGCCGTATTGATTATTTCCGTTGGCAAATCGAATCATGGAAAGAAAAAGAATTGTTGACTGACAATGAATATGCATATTTACTGGCATGTTTGATTGAGTCAGTTTCCAGCGTTTCGAATACGGCAGGCGTTTATGGGGCATTCTTAAAGAAATGGGACTCTCGTGCACTAAAAGAAATAGTGTTCGAAAGAGTGCCTTGCTCTACCAGCAAATATACTTCATTAACAGTTTTTAATGATAAAATCGAGAATATTATTAGCCAAGTTGAATGTGATATTCTTTACTTAGATCCCCCTTATACGCAGAATCAGTATGGAACACAGTATCACCTGCTCGAAACACTCGTATTAGATGACTCTCCTTCAATCAGTCCAATTACTGGTTCAAGAAGTACTGCGCCTATGCGGTCTGACTGGTCGAAGGAATATAAAGCGAATATCATGTTTGATAGGGTTCTGGCAAAAACTAAGGCTAAGTACATTATCCTAAGCTATAGCAACGATGGCTTTATGTCCAAAGAATACATTGAGGCTGCTATGAAAAGGTATGGCAAGCCAGAGACATTTATATGCAAAAAAATTCAGTATAAAAAATATCAGAATTGGAAGTCAAATAACAGCAAACAGCACTATGAGTATCTTTTCTTTGTGGAAAGAAAAGATACTCCGGATATTCAGTATGAATCACCACTAAACTACACCGGGAGCAAAGCTAAAGTAGTACCTGCAATAAAGGCAAATATGCCCATGCAATATGGTGCTTTTTGCGATGCGTTCGGCGGTGGATTCAATGTTGGAATTAATATGAATGCCAACATTGTATACTATAATGACATTAATTATTTCGTATCAGACCTCATCAAATCATTTAGAGACTATGATACATATGATTACCTTTTGTATATTCGAAAAATGATAAATAAATTCGGCTTGGAAAAAGCGAATAGCGAGGCATATCTTAAAGCGCGTTCATATTACAACGCCCAGCCGAAAGAAAAAAGAGATCCACGATTACTCCTTACTGTTATTTTATACGGGTATCAACAACAAATCCGATTTAATGGATCACATGAATTTAATAATCCTGTGGGTATGAGGTGGTTTAACGATAGGGTTCTCGAAAAACTTATAAGCTTCTCAAGAGCAATTAAAGAAAAGCAGGTTTTGTTCTATAGTGTAGATTATCGGTCCTTAATTGATAACATAGAGAAGGATTTTTTTGTCTATTGCGATCCCCCATATAAACTTACCACGGGTTCATATAACGATGGTAAACGTGGATTCAATGGATGGAATGAGAACTTAGAGAACGAGCTGTTCGCATATTTGAACACGTTAGATGAGAGAGGCATTAGATTTATGCTCTCTTATGTTATCTCTCACAGGGGAAAAACAAATACGAATCTATTAGAGTGGGTAGATACGCACAATTATCGGATAATTGAATTGGGCGATGTAATTGGAATCTCTGGAAGTCGAAGGCAGGAGGTGCTAATTGTTAACTATGGATAAGCCGCGTTTTGTCATTAAAAAGAATTTGCAAAAATCCGCTGTTACAGGAGTACTGTTTAGCGATGTCGTGACGCCGGACGTTTTGAGGGATGTTTGCATCAGAATTACTGGAAAAAGTGATTTCGCGTATGATTATGTTGGGAACGACTATTCTGATGATTTTTTGGAACCATCGTATAATAAAGGCCGCATTGCAATAATGCATTATGCGGGAATAGTTCATTACATTACATTTTCCGAAAAGAGCATCGGCGGCCGCAATTCAAGCGTACAGAGCGTTCCAACAGCGTTTAATATGTTCTATAGTAACCCCTACCCCAATAAAATGCTTCACTATTATTTTCTGAGCTTCGAGGGTAATGCTGAGACAGATTATCAGATGCTAATATACAGGCTAATGGCAACCGTAGGTTTTCATTTCCTGAATGCCGAAACTGCTTTATCCACTCCTATTACCCCGTTTAATTCTATTGAAGACATCATGTTCAATAGACGAGTGAATGCTGGTAGAAATCGCAGTAATAATTCTTCATACATAACAAAAGGCGATCAGGGTGAGATTGAGATTTATGGCAAAACCTACGGTGCAAACAAATATGAGACAAGCCTCATGTGCTATGCAGCCTCATACCTTAGGCGGGAAGGGCAATCAATTGAACTATATGAAGTGTTGGAGGGCGATTTAAAAGAGCTGCCTGCTGCGAGCTTACAAGTAATCCGGCAAATGGGCACAATAGACGTTATTCCCACTGACATGACACTGGAGAAAACGCTGTTTGAACGTCAAGATAGCCTTCGCTCCCCAAGATACATATACAATCTTCTCGAAAGACTTGGGAGCAAACATTGTGTTTTGTGTGATTGCCAGATACCCGAATTAATACAGGGAGCGCATATCTGGCCAGTGGCAGAGATTAAAAGAGAGAGGACAATGTCATACGAAGAAAAGCTTAGATGCGCTATCGATGGAGAAAACGGCCTATGGTTATGTGAGAATCATCACAAAATGTTTGACTCAAATATGATTTCCTTCAATGAAAATGGAGAACTGATATTTCCAAATGGTATTGAACGCCGACACCTGCGTTTTATTGACAGGATAACACCTTTTAAGCAATTACCGGATTTCGTTCTGACAGACAGATTTCTTGAGTACTTATGGCGGCGAATGCAAAGCGCATAGTTTCACAATTATATGAACACTCGGCCTAAAACGTTGAAGCATTTCTAAACCATGGTGGTAGAAAGCGAAAACAAGCTCAAGCATACGGATGTGATTGCAAAGAAAGAGAGGGGTATCCAATACTGCGCTGTCGCGTCTCGCTGGGGGAAGGCCAACGGTTATAAGGAGTGGAGGTATCTGTTCATTCCTGCAGGTCAGATCCAGTCAAGCTCATCCTTCGCGGTGCTGGCGGAGCGGTTTAAGGAGCTATAATAATCAAAGGCGGAGATAAGAATGTTTGGTATTTCCTACGACACATGGAAAAGTACCTGTCAGATGTATTTCAATTTATCTGATGGCGAAAAAGCGGCCTATCTTCAGTGGTTTCCATTTACCAAGCTATCTTCAGCCGACGAGATCTATATCGCAAGCCAGTCATTTTATGAGCGTTATATCAAAACGGGAGCATTTTCTTTCTTCTCTCCCATGATGCATCAATCTGAAAACTATATTCAGAAGGGTGATGGGAGCTTCCGCGATTCTGCCTTGTTGTCGCCTATATTGTTTTTACTATTACAGGCAGTAGGCAAAGAGATATCATCCGTGTATTCTGCGCAGCGGAGGTCGGATATTGATGTATTCTACGCCGGAAACTATGCAGAAATGCGGCCAAGGTATAAGCAGGATTATGATGCTTTCTTTAAAACGATCAATTCCTATATCGATGGCTGTAGCTATTTTATAAAGACGGATCTAACCAGCTTTTTCGCAAATATCAGCGTCGATACATTAATTAGCCGCATCGATAAGATATGCAATGCAGATTCTGTCCACTTTACTCAGACGCAGTTATCTCTCTATAAAGAGTTGTTGCTATATTGCGGAGGTGGACGGTTCCCGCTCGTCGAAAACAGTGTTGCGTCGTCATATCTTGCAACCATCATATTTCTTGATGAAATCGACGAGAGGCTGGCATCTTTCATTGATAGTCAGGTCTCCGCTTTCACGAGCTATAAAATCATCAGGTATGTAGATGATATGTACATTCTAATATCATCTGATCGCCCCGAGGCGGAGATCCGCGGTGCTTATAATCAGATTCGGAATGCGTACTCCTCTATTCTGAAAGAATATGGGCTTGCACTCAACGCGAAGAAATGCTGTATTAAACCGTCATTTGAGATCCACGAGGAGCTTAAGAAATCCCTGTACGACGAGGAGTTTCACGGCGAAAAGCATAAAATCGAGGAACTCTTCGCAGGGGCTCTGGCCCATTTTTTGAAAGGCATCTCGGAAACGCTTGCTACGGATTTCCTCGATATTGAGAAGTATAATGAACTGATTGAACAGCATTTTGGGAACGAATCAATCGAATTTACTGCTACGGAAGTGTTTAACTATTTCGTATACGAAGATTCCAGCGAGGTACGGACAGCAGAAGTAATATCTGAAATTATCCGTTTAATCAACAGAGATGTTTCCGTTATTAGCTTTGATCCCAAACGGCTCTCTGTGCTGATTATAAAAACGCAAAGCACTCAAGCTATCAAAGCCTTGTTGAATCAATTGTTTCAGCGCCACCGTGCCGGACTGTGGAATTCATACGACACAATTGTTGCCATTTCATATCTCACGCAGAGCGGCTTCCGCCACATAGATTTGATCGGAGCGCTCTGTCAGCATAGCACGCCCCTGAGTGAGTATTACCGTTATTTCTGTAAAACAAGTTTTGTTCAGGCGCTGAGCGCACGCAAGCCAAATAGCTATTGCGATATTGTCGGTCAGGATTGGAAGGCTTGTTTTCTCTATCTCATGTATTGGATTGCCAAAAGCAGGAACAATAATTTGGCAAAATTTGCATATTATAAAAACTTTTTTGATCGCTTTACTGCCGATATTGCTTTTTCTATCAAGTATGAACCAGATGCAAAGCGGCCCAATTATAAGCTGTTTTACAAAGAGGCTGAACACAAAAAGTTTTATAATGGGATATCCAATTCCGATGCGATTATAAAGAAAGCCCATGACTTAAGGAATCAAAACCCATTGTCTCATTCCTCTGCAGAGCTAATAGACCATGACAGCACCTCCTCTGATATAGATCAGAGCATCCGAGATATGGAAATGCTGATCGATATCATGCGCGCAATGCATTCATTGTGATAAAAATGCACCCGGCAAAACCGGATGCGTCCAAACGAGATAGTTTAAAGACACATGATCAGGAGGAAGAATTATGTCAGATAATAACGAGCTGATCGAAGTCCCCAAGAATCCGTTGCTGGATATATTTGCTGAGGAAGAAGACCAAAAAGGAACAGATATTCTGTCTATGTCGGATTTCTTCAGCATATTTATCGACAAAATCGAAGTGGAGATGGATACCGATACCGCGTGGGAGGTCTACCGAAACATTGAAGGCTTCGTTGGTGAAATTGCTGCAGCTATAAAAGGCGGTTTTGACATATCCAATATGGGTATGCTTGTTGCTGATTACTCACATTTTAGTCAGGATATTGTTGATGGCCTCAAAGACGGCAGTTATCATATTGGACAATCGAAAGAAGTGGCCGGAAATCTTCGCCCTGCGATACTTGATGAGAAAGAGCAGCTTGTGAAGTTCTTCACTCTAAAAAAAGCGATTGATCCGACCCGCGTTTTATCCGATATCTCTACACTGTCGATGCAGGCGTCCCTTCAAAGGGTGTCCTCTCAAATTGAGGATATTGGGAGAGATGTCAAATGCTTAATCGACTTTGCACGACGGGAGGCTCTGAGCAATAAGTTTATCTATGCAAGAGACAGAATAATGTCTGCGGCAAATGCCGTAGGTGATGAGCAGGCTGAGCTGCTGAAAGAAGCAGACAAGTACCTTATGGAAGGGCTCATCGACCTGTATTCTGATCTCAACGCACAAGCAAAAACACTTAGTGAGTTGAAAGGCCCATTTGCCAGTATCAAGGCTATAGATAGAATATTGTCGTTTATTATTGAAGATATGCAAATGATCCCGCGGTATGTCGGCCTACGTGTATATCTATTTAATTTCCGTGGTAAGACAGAAGATGCAAATCGTATACTGGGAGAATACCGCTATCAGTTGAAAACACTTGCAGACCGGAAAATCGGAAACGGTCGTTATACGGCATTTGAATTAATTCACAGGTGTTATCCATACGATCAGACTACTGTTGATTTCTGGCTGGAAAAACCGAAAGAGATACTGACTGCCATTGAATCATATGAGCTTATGCTGGAGCAGCGCGATAGAGATATATACTACATAGACGTGGAGGCAGAAAATGAGTAGTGAGAATACTGAGCGGCGTTGTAAGTCATGTAACAAGCTGCTGCTGGATGAGAAGCTCCCGTTTTGCCCTCGGTGCATGTTAGAGGGTCGAAACAAAGCTGTCCAAATAGGTGGGATTATTGGGGGATTAGGGACCGCTATAGCCAGCGGTCTGGCAATGATCAATAATAGCGATCATACTATGGATGAATCTTCTGATGATGAAACGGTTTAGGAACAAGTAGGAATGCACCCGGCAAAACCGGGCGTATTCTATCAAAAAGGTGGTACTTTTCCACCTTAAGACGTCACTTTTGATACAAAGCGACGTGAGAAAAACCTCCGAATTATCGGGGGTTTTTCTTTATCCTTGCACCAATTTTGGTCTTCAGAGCCACATTTCAACTCTTGAAATCTATAAAACTCCGCTCAGTTAAGCATCTTCAAAATAATCGCTTGCACCAATTTTTATCACTTCAAGTGAAAAAACTGGTGCATTAAAGCATAAGCAGCACGGCTTTTTCTGAATGTGGGAATAATAAGCATAAGCCACACGGCTTTCAGTCAATGCACCAATTTTTTGATTTTCGGCAGAAAAAAAGAGCGGTCATCGTCCCTATATGGATTTGCTTTCTGTCATAAAACCAGCAAAAGACCACCATTGCCGAGGCAATGATCAACGATGCCTGCCCAATGGTTATACGGATCGTCTTTGCCATCCCCTGCCATAATACCGCAAGTGTTGCGGAACCAAAACCGGCATAAATTGCTATATCCAATCCGAATGCAGCAATTACTGTTCCTACAATGACAGTCAAAAGTTTTAATATCATCTTTTTGCGAGACATATTATTTTTCCCTTCCCATTATCCGGGCGTCTTCCTGCTCCGCGCCGCCTTTCGGCTCTTTTTTCATCAGGGACGCCGCCGTGATCACCGTCAGCACGGACTCCGTCACCATGCCGGAATAGGAACGCACTGCAATGACATACACCAGCCACGAAAGGCCGCTGACAATGCCCGCGCCCTGTATCACCCGCTTGTTGGACTGGAAGAAGGGCAGCAGGGCCACCAACGATGCCAAAATAGGTAGCAGCGTCACTGGCGTTTCGTAGGTTAACACAGCAATCAGCAGGAACACCGCTGCGATAGGCATCGCCGTGGCGACCTTGTTCCAACGAAACCGCTCCTGTAATAGGAAAAGTATCAACACGATAATTTGAAAAAAGCTACATACTGCACCAGACTGGGCGTGAAGTAGTGCATAATGGATGGCAAAAATCAAATTGGCAACTACCTGCCACAGCAAGATCATGCGCTTGTCCTTCTGCCAGTAGCTGAGTCCCATAGTAATTAATGCACCAAAGCCGATCAGCTGATAAAGCACATTCATTCGTCTGTCCTCCCATGAAAAAAGCCACACACCCAGCAAGGGCGCGTGGCGAAAAATGGATGCGATGTTCCAGAAAAAACCACACAAATTTTGGAACTATATTGTACCATAGTAAAGGCTCGCTTGTCAATCCGCAGAGAGGCGCGTCTCTACGCGTCTCTACGCAAAACCTTGTCGAAATAGAAGTTGGATCTTATGATTTCCATTGTGCTCAAAGGCGTTCATCATGCGGCTTCCCTGCTTAATAGCGTGATGGAAAATCATGTTTTCCTCGCTGTTCAACTACCCGATCAGTCAGAAGCTACCGATCCCAGTAAGTTTTTTTATCATCCTCTGTAATGGGACGGATAGTATTCTCACAAACGAGAAATATATGGGCGATGCTCTGCTTCAAAAAACTTATACACCAAATTTCTTGACCCATAAATCTATGGCAAACAATAGAACCGTTCGGCAATACTATGTTGAAAATTCCCATCCCGCAATCGTCGACAAGGAAACCTGGAAACTGGTGCAAAACAAAATTGCAGCCGAGCATAAAAGAAAAACTGGTGCATAAATAACGAGCGGCATGACAAAACAGAGACTTCCAAAAGCCATGACGGGCGCTATTTGATGTATCATAGGTGACGTCATAAGACATAACTGTTACCGTAAGCGATACCATGTATCGGCTGCGGTAACTTTTTTTATGCCTATTATGCCTAAAACACGAATTTTCAAAGATTATTATGTGATTTGAGGCAGTATTTGTTTCATGAGAATCAAATCCCGTCATAATAAGCAAGCCAACTTGCAGGCGGAACGTGTTTATTCGTGCAGTCGAAGACAGCCATACGCATCGGGTTATCAAATTACCTGTTGCGTTTTACGTACGGGTATGTTATTGTGGTGGCATGGATGCCACTATGCGATACACAAAGGAAGGAGT